AAGAATTAGTAAGATGAGTGTCAGTTAACCCCGCCTTTAGCAAAGAATTAGTTAAATGGGTGTCAGTAAAAACCGCCTTGAGTAAAGAATTAGTTAAATGGGTGTCAGTGAGCCCCGCCTTGAGCAAAGAATTAGTAAGATGAGTGTCAGTTAACCCCGCCTTGAGTAAAGAATTAGTAAGATGAGTGTCAGTAAAACCCGCCTTTAGCAAAGAATTAGTAAGATGGGCGTCAGTAAAACCAGCCCTTAATACGGACCTAGCTTGATGAGTGTCAGTAAGACCCACTCTCAGAACTGCCCTTGTCTGGTGGACATCGATAAGACCGGCTTTTAAAAACGAAGATGCGTTATGTTGCCTACTAGCGGTCAATCGAATTAAAGTCTGAGTTAAATGTGTATTCGCGAACGTCCTAACAGCGCCGGATAATGCGGCTAACGGAGCATCAGATATTGGTCCAAAACCTAGCATGCTTCACACTCTTTAAAAGACGTAAGGTCTCTTAAATATATTCCACCAAAGCAGAACTAGATGCATCATAAATTGTAGGCGCAATAAAGACTTCGCCCGCGATATCAGATCCTACGACATCACCGAGGCCCGTATAAGGCTTACCCTTAACCAACACCTCAGGTCTCAACACAGTAATAATCTCCAACGGCGTTTCCTCATCAAACGGCACTACAAAATCCACAAAATCCAAAGACCTAAGTATCTCCAACCTCCGCTCCAAACAATTAACCGGTCGCCCATCGCCCTTCAATCGTCTAACACTCTCATCAGTATTAACGCCAACAACAAGCTTATCGCCTTTTGACTTGGCGAACCTCAAATAGTCAACATGCCCAGCATGAAGAATATCAAAACACCCATTTGTAAACACTAACTTAAAATCTCGGTCACGCAGGACAGACGAATCATGTATTAATTTGTCTTTAACGAAATCATATAACCTTAAAGGCTTAATACTCGATCTCTGAACGTACAGACTGGAAGCATAAGTCGCTAACTTAGCTGAATCATGAATACCAAACCCTAATAAGACACTATACCCAAAGAAAGCTAAAAAACAATCACCAGCGCCAATTATATTTCGCTTAACGACTGGTTCTTGCGGTACTTTAAACAGAACACCATCATCTAACCCAGCCACGCCTTTTTCGGCCATAGTTATAATAATGTTTCTGCAATCGGTTGCCTTGCTGATGACATCAAGCTGCTTTAACAAATCATCAGATCCTGACGCTTCCCTTGCTTCCTTAGCGTTTAACTTTAAGGCAAAGCAACCACGCCAGCGATGAATGTCATTAGGTTTTATATCCACTATCGCATTGCTTAGATGATCTTTAAACCAATCGGCTTTAAAGAACCCTTTATTGTAATCGGAGAATAGATTAACATCAGCTGTAGGAAACCGCATGAGGTTTTCATCAATTTTTGCACCGTGTTCTTCCCGGTCTATTCTAAAGATAAACTCACTGCCATTATAATACCGCCTCTTTATTGGAGTCAGCGGACTGTTAAAACAGTTTCTTGTGTCTATTTTGTTCTCAGTATACACAGAAAATGCCTGGTGAGAGAGAGCACCTACTAATTGTGATTTTATAGGCATGTTGGTGTATTGGTACGCCACGTTACCAGCACCGCCAGGCATAGACGTTACATTTTTTTCTAAAAACGCTGGGAACACAGACTCTGGATTAAATTTAGGCTCTACTTGAATATACTCATCGACCAAACAGTCTCCGGCTATATTAATGACTTTAGTGTTATGTAAAGCTCTGGCAATAAAATCATTGGTCAATGTTGAACTTATCATAGTATGAACTCAAAAAAGGACCTAGTATCTTGTGCGGGTGAGTACTAATTTTATTTAGCGTGGGTCGGATAGCATGTAACCCATTAAGCCCCCAAGCAGCATCCTTCGACTCAGCACAAGCATTGTCAATGTTACCAAAATCATGATCACAGCCGCTTAATCCAAGATAATCATCAATTCTATTCATGGTCTCTAACGGAGAACCAGTAATCTCGTCATAAGACATCAATAAAATATTGCTACGATGATTGCTCAAACCATGAACAAGACTATTATAAGGATCAGAAATATAATTTTCCCACAAGCATTTAGCTCTAGCTTCAGTAGTGATAGGTATGCGCTTCTGCATAAGATGATTGTCGACAAAATTGTCACCCTTTTGCTGATTCATAAGGACAATATACGACGTAATAACCTCGCTAATCGGCCTATAAGTGCACATTATTTTAGGAGAAGGAGTTATGCACTTGGTGGCAGGCCAAACATTCCTGGGCCAACCCCTGTGCTTATCAATGATAACTGATTCATTATACTGACCATAATAAGTCTCGACGATAGCTTTATAAATGTCAGTATCAATAGCCTCATTAAAAGTATAACAGACATTCAACCTATTGAAAGCTTCATTCGTAAAACACAATAAATCTAGCACCGGACTAGTTGGAGTCACGTACACATCTCTTTGCTGGGCTAAAAGAGAACCAAGCAAAGTCGAACCACTTCTTGGCAAACCAGATAGGAAATGAATAGTTTTTACAGACATCTATTATTCACCTTCATCATATGTGGATCGTTATATTTCTCAGTCTTTTCAGGGCTAGTAGACTCACCAGCCATATCAACCGCAAAAATCCCATGTTGCACTATTGGGAATACATCTATCCTTAGCAACACATCAATACTAGTCACAATACCAAACTTAATAACATGAGTCAACAACTGCCTAGCTATCATAGGATCAACAGCATAAGCGTGTGCCCTGAGCATGAACCTATAATTAGGATTTAATTGCCCATGGATAGGAATCAAGCCCCAATACTTATTCTCGACCTGCTCAATACTGCCGAGATACACAATGTTATTAATAGCATTATGATGAGTATAAGGCTGAACCATCACAGCGTCATGCTCAAGAATCACTATAGGCTGATCAATCTCAACACACCTAGCCCATAAAGACAAATGGCTTAAAACTACAGACACCTCAGTCACAGCAAGTGCTGGGTTAATCTGCTTAATCCATTTCAAATATTGTCTGTCTTTAGAATGCTCAGGTATTAATATCTCGCCTTTAGTGCCATCAAAAGCATCGTATACCACATAATTCATGCCTACTTCTTTACAAGAATCTTGGCATCTTTGAGACATGGTTTCGGATAACTCATGCCCCTTCAATGTGATGATGTAAGCTGATTCTACTTCAGTGTTATACTTATATGAAAGCGATTCTTTGAGTATCATTTATTAGGCTCATATAACTCTGGGATTGTGGTCTTACCCGACAGATCTTGTGCGAAAAGTCCATGCTGAACTATTGGGAAAATATCAGCCCTAATCATACAATCGACAGGAGTCGTTATCCCGTACTTGATCAAATGGGAGAGCAGATTTCTAGCCACCATAGGATCGACAGCGTAAGCGTGAGTTTTATAGATATATCGAAAATCTGGCGATATCTGAGCATGAATTGGTATCAATCCGCAATAATTGTTTCTTACCTGCACATTACTACCAAGATACACAATATTATTTAGAGCATTATGATGAGTGTACTTTTGAAGCATCACAGCATCATGTTCTAATATGATAATGGGACGATCTATTTCTACACACTTGCACCACAGAGAATAGTGACTTAGAAGACAGCATACCTCTGGTGGCGTGAGAGTAAAATTGACCATCTTTAACAATTTCAGATAGTCTTTATCTTTGGAGTGGTCAGGGACAATAATTCTTCCTGATGTCCCGTCGAATGCATCATATATCTGTGCTGATTGACCGACGTCTATGCATGATTCTATACATCTTTGGGCCATTGCTTCTGATTCAGCGTGACCTTTAAGTGTTATAATGTACGCCGATTCGACTTCCAGGTTATAGTGATAGCTCAGACCTTCGAATACTTCATCCATTTAGTATCTCTTTTAATTTGGCTATTGGTTCATCCCATACTCTTGGGCGTTCCTGTCTCAGTAGTGTCACGTTGTCACCATACCATGGGCTCTGGTCTCCTGAGTGGGACCAAACATAGTATGCCGAGATCGGCACTAGTACTATTACTTTTTTGCCCATTGACGCGGCAGCATGAGCTATCGATGTGCAGGATGTAATCACGACGTCTAAGTTGGCTAGCGCACCGAACAGGTCTTCAATGGTTTCAAGATCACCACTTAGGTCTGATATGCCTGGGAAGTCTTGTAGTTCTTCTAGGCCATGGTCTCTTTGGAGGCTGTAATAATAGTGATTTGGGTTTTTACCTATCGCTTCGTAAAGCTGCTTGACTGGGTATGATCTGTGCAGGTCATGGTCATATGCTGGATTACCTTGCCATCTGATGCCTATTTTCAGTCGTTTTGGTAATTCTTCTGGTAATGGTTCAAATCCTGAATAGTATGTCAGGTAGTTCCATGCGTAGTCTTCTAATTTTTTAGACCATTTTTCTACGAAGTCTTCATCAGCTTTCAAGTATGGTCCGTACCAGAGGTCTTCGTATTGCAAGTCTAGATAAATTGGTAGATGCATAGAATACGTCCATTGTACTCCTGGTATTTTCCTTACTTCTGTTAGGTCGTTGATGACGGTGAAGCCGTTGTTTTGGAATAGTTCGGTTAAGCCTTTTCGTTCATCGTTGGTGGCTTTTCCATGCCATTTGGCATACCAGTATGGTGTTATGCCGCGATCTTTAAGATGCTTCATGAATCTGATATTGATTATTTCATCACCGATTCCTGCTTCTGCGTAGATTATCAAATGTTTAACATCTGGAGAGCCTTGCCAGAATGGCAGGTCTAATTCTTGGTTTCTGTTGAATATTGTTTCGGTATTCCATAGTTTCATTTTGGCACCGTCTAATATGAAGTGCCTCAGTCCTTCTTGGAATTTATCTCTGTATAGGTAATAAGTCCCTAGGTTAAAGTTGATTTTTATTCTTGTCTGTTCGGATATGTCTTTGCTTTCTAGCGCTTTGTGTAGTATTTCTTCTGCTTCTGGTTTTCTGTTTAATAGGTATAGTGAGTATGCTTTTTCGAGTTGCACGTCTGCGTCTTGTGGCATGATGCGTTCGTTGCATTTAATATATGTGAGTGCTTTTTCTGGTTGGTTTGCGTGGTTGTAGACGTTTATTAGGTTGTTTCGTGTGATATAGGTATGTTGTGGGCTTGGTGCCACTACGAGTGCCTTTTCGCCATATTTAATGGCTTCCATATAGTTCTTGAGCTTGAAGTAGCATTTTGATATATTGTCGTATTGTGGGAAGTGCCCGGCATGTTTGGCGAATGTTTCTAGGATTTGGAAGGATAGGTCTGTCCTTCCAAATTTTTCCAACATGTATGTGATCGGCTCGAGGTCGTCTACGCCTTTTGGTTGTTCATCCATTTTTCACCACCAGTAGTTTTATGAAGACGTCTTTGTATACGTTATTAAACCGTTTGCTGAGTGTATCGAGCTCTTCGTATTTGCCTTCTGTGGCGAGGTGTTGGAAGTCATCGTCGACTGAGTATGAGTAGTCTGCTACTTCGAAGTCTACATTTAATCTGGGGGCGAAGCCGCTGCTACTTTCGTGGTGTTCTTTATGCCACTCACAGTATTTCTTGCTGAATTGTCTTAGCATGTTGACTGTTATTGGGCGTCTGTGGGTTGGGTCGCCGTAGTAGTTTTCGTGTCTGTGGTGTGGTACTGCTATGTCGATTATTGCACTGTCTTGGCAGACTCTATATAATTCTTTAATGACGTGGAAGAAGCCTTCTCCTATATGTTCTAGGATGTGGTGGGCTCTTATTTCTTCTATGCTGTTGTCTTCGAATGGCCAGGTTTCTGTTTCGAGGTTGAAGCAGTAGTCTGGTTGTGTTAATGGGTCGTGGTCTACGTTTTGGTAACCGTCTAGTCTTTTGTAGCCGCCGCCTATGTTTAGCTTCATCGTTTTTCCTGTATGAAGTCTTCTGGGCCGTATAGTTCTATTGTTTTATTGTATCGCATGATTATATACTGGGTGTTGTGTTTGTGTGCGAAATCAGTTAGTTCTGATATGGCTTGTGGGTTGACGTTATTTGTTATTTCTATGGCTCTTAGGAATTGTCCTTTTGTCCATTTTTCTACTGAGATCATGAGTCCTGATTGGTCTGGTCTCATCCATTCTGGGAATAGTTCTTGGGTCCATGCGCATTGGTAGTTTTTGCAGACTTCGGGTCTTGCGTTGTATATGAGGCATCCTGAGCATTGGAATGGGCATTTATTGTTTAATATGGTTAGGCCATATACATTTAGCTTTAGGTGGCCGTCGCAACAGGCTGTGCATTCAGAGCAAGGTCGCATCATGTATCGCTGCTTAGTATTAATAAGCTTATTGAATTGCCACCGTCGATTGATTTCCATTTTGATTGAGATATTGCTTGAATTGGTGAACTGCACCCTGTTGTGCTATTATTACCGAATTGTCCAGAACCATTATCACCCCAAAAATATACAGTGCCGTTTTTTTTAATAGCGATTGTGTGGTAATACCCACAGGACACAGCATACCAATCAGTCCCGCCAGCTACTGTTTGGACGGGTGACGAACGGTTTATTGTGCTGTTATCGCCGAGTTGCCCATTGCTGTTTAAGCCCCAACACCATAAAGTACCATCGTATTTCACTGCAGCGGTGTGGTGATATAAGGTTGATACTTGTTTCCAATTAGAGCCGATAGTTTGGACAGGCGATGATCTATCAGTTGAAGTACCATCGCCAAGTGTGCCAAGACTATTATAGCCCCACATCCATAATGTACCATTAGTCTTGATAGCGGCAGTATGTGCTCTCCCGCATTCTGCTTGATCCCAATTGTAACTAACTGTTATTTCTTGATGCACACGAGCGTCAAAAAGATTACAATGACCATAGGTTGATCCCTCGCCTAATTGCCCACTACTATTGAGCCCCCATGACCATAACGACCCATCAGTTTTAATAGCTGCAGAATGTGCATACCCGCAGGATACTTTTGACCAATTAGTAGCAGCGCTTATGTTGGGCATTGGCGAAATATAAGATTCAGTATTTGTGTCACGAAACCCAAGCCTGCAATCACCGCTAAATCCCCAACAGTATATTGTTCCGTCAGTCTTAACTGCAGCCGCGTGAAAATTCCCAGCTGAAACGCTTGCCCAAGAGCCTGCACCAAATATCTGAACTGGCGAACTTTTACTGGTACGTGTTCCATCACCAAGTTGACCATTTGTGCCTATACCCCATAACCATAAGGTGCCATCTGATTTAATAGCAGCTGAAAATCCACCGCCTCCCGTGGAAGCTTTAGCCCAGCTTGCGCCACCAGCTATGGTCTGGACAGGGGAGGATCTTGATGTTGTGGTATTGTCTCCGAGTCGTCCGGAACCGTTGGACCCAATAGCAAATAAAATACCAGAGCTATTAAGCATGTAGTACTTTTCCATATACACGTCGCTTAGGTCGACAGTCGCGTTATTGTAATTGAACTTGTAACCACTTGCCATTATCCATTTCTCCCTTATTATTATCCAGCAGCGATTGCAACAGTGTGATCAGGACTACCAGACTGAGAAGACGCTGAAACGCTTTCCCAAACTATTCCTGTAACTACCGTCTGGACTGGACTAGATCTAGAAGTACTTGAATTGTCGCCCAAATTAGCATACTGATTATAACCCCATAACCATAAGCTACCATTGTTTTTAATGGCGGCGGTATAACCACCGCCACACGACAATATTTTCCATGTACTTCCACCAGCCACAGTCTGAACAGGGGAAGATCTGCCGGTTGTGGTATTATCACCCAATCGCCCATTGCCATTGCCGCCCCATGACCACAAAGTTCCATCATTTTTAATAGCGGCACAATGATTAACTCCGACCGAAACGCTACTCCAAGTAGAACCAGCGGCTATGGTCTGAACAGGCGAACTCTTAGTCACTATAGTGTTATCACCCAATTGGCCGCTAGTTCCCAGGCCCCATAACCACAAAGTACCATCCGTTTTGGTTGCAGCGACAGTCCCTAAGCCAACCGAAACACTTCTCCAAGTAGAACCACCGGTTATAGTCTGAACAGGAGAACTTCTGTTGACTATCGTATTATCACCGAGTTCACCACTACTATTCAAACCCCAAGCCCAAAGTGTTCCGTCAGATTTAATTGCAGCAGTCACTTTATAGCCGCATGATACTTGTACCCAATTAGTACCACCAATTACAGTCTGAATGGGCGATGAATAATTTCCAGCTGTTACACCAAGTTGGCCAGAAGCGCCAGAACCCCACAGCCATAATGTACCATCAGTTTTTATAGAAGCAGCATGTATTTCGCCAGCAGAGACTTTATCCCAAGTATTGCCACCAGCTATAGTTTGTATAGGTGAACTTTTACTATTGGTCGTGCCGTCACCGAGTCCCCCAAGGAAATTTGCGCCCCAGCCCCACAGTGTACCATCAGTTTTAATAGCTAAAGTATAGCTATTACCGCTTGAAGCTTGTTTCCAATTCAACCCGCCTGTTACAGTTTGGACCGGCGAAGATTTAGAAACAACTGTATTGTCGCCCATTGCGCCAGAGCCACCGTTACCCCATGACCATAGTAAATTATCACCGAAATACTGCTTTTCCACGTATACGTCGCTTAGGTCGATTGTCGCGTTATTGTAATTGAACTTGTAGCCACTCGCCATTATTCATTTCTCCCTTAATAATTACCATCAGCAATAGCAGCAGTAAAGCCAATACCGCCTGCAACTAGTTTCCAAGTAGTCCCACCAGCAATAGTCTGAACCGGCGACGATCTACTTCCTGTTGTATTATTACCAAGCTGGCCAAAAGCGTTAAAACCCCACAACCATAACGCACCATCAGATTTAACACAAGCAGTGTGCGCACTACCACACGAAACATTTTTCCAATTTGTCCCACCAGCAATAGTCTGAACCGGCGACGATCTACTTGTTACTGTATTATTACCAAGCTGGCCAAAAGCGTTAAAACCCCACAACCACAATGTACCATCAGTCTTAACAGCAGCAGTATGACTTTGGCCACACGCAACTTGTTTCCAATTTGTCCCACCAGCTATAGTCTGAACAGGTGAAGATCTCTTTGCTGTTGTGTTATTGCCAAGTTCGCCACTAATGTTATTACCCCCCCACAACCATAATGTACCATCAGTTTTAACACAAGCAACATGGCCATAACCACATGATACTTGTTTCCAATTTGCCCCCCCTGTAATAGTCTGAACAGGGGAAGATTTATGCACTGTTGTATTATCACCAAGTTGACCATAACTGTTACAACCCCACAACCATAATGTACCATCAGATTTAACACCAGCAGAAAAACCCACAAACGAGCTAGATGCGGATACTTGCGTCCAATTTGCCCCACCAGTTATAGTCTGGACCGGCGACGATTTAGCCCCTGTATTACCTATACCAAGTTCACCATAGGCATTTCTGCCCCACAACCATAACGTACCGTCAGTCTTAACACCAGCAGTATGAAAATATCCGCACGCAACTTGTTTCCAATTTGTCCCCCCAGTAATTGTCTGAACAGGGGAAGATCTATCCACTATTGTATTATCGCCAAGCTGACCAGAGTAACTATTGCCACCCCACATCCATAATGTACCATCAGTTTTAACACAAGCTGTGTGCTGATAACCACATGCAGCTTGGCTCCAATTTGCCCCACCAGTGATTGTCTGGGCCGGTGACGACCTATTCACTACTGTATTATTACCAAGTTGACCAGAACTATTGCTACCCCACATCCACAATGCTGGGGTCTTCACACCCGGTATTAAATTAGGGTAAACATCTATGATATAATCCTTTAAAACCCAACCAGTCGCCCCAAAATCAGTATTTAACATCTGATCTCTAAAGCCAGTGACTATTGTCCGATCGACAACTGTCATATCACTTCTCCTTAGATATCACGACAACAGCGTCAATATCATCTAAAGTAGAGCAAGCATCAATCTCATTAACCTTAGCTAACTCCCAATCAAAAGCAGACTGAACACTCTTATCAACCTGCGAAAGAATATACTCAATATCAGCCCTATTCAAATTCACCCAACCATCCTGCAACTTCCAATTTATAAACTCATCACCCAAAGGAGGCAGCTTAGAAGCCAGTAAAGACCTGGTTGCCTTGTCAGTCCTAATAGTGACAGAACGACCGACAGGTAGAAAATCGACACCAACTGTCAAACTATCAGGCACATAAGACGGAGGAGAAAAAGGCAGAGACAGAGTTAAATCAACATTCTCCTTGTTATAACGCTCAACAGCCACCTCTTGCTTCAAATTACCCTTTGCGATATCAATATTAAGAGGACTGGTATAATAAGTCGCGATCACTCTATCCTCTTGAATATCCCATAATGGACCATCAAGATATTGGGTTCTAGGATTGCAATCCTGCCTGATTTCTATGAGTGGTAATATTCTAGTACGGAGATCAAGAGAAAATGGTACTCTGTCCTGGTCAGACATCATCACCATACCCGCTACACCAAGGTCACGCAATTCAGAATTAATACGCCCAAGATACCATTTATCAAAGGTTATGGAAATCTGATTCATATAGACAAGAGCATACATTTTTTAGACTCCTATCTCTTTAAGATCTAAAGCCACCAGAACAGCGTCAAGATCACAGACACTACCAGTAGCAAAACCGACCATATTAGAATAAACAGCAGTCGAAGTCTCAGCATCACATCTTACATAGAACAGCGTTTGTACACCACTACTCTGAGTACCGCCAAATAGCTCAAGAGCCAAGAGTTGTGCTTTGGCATCTTCTGTAATAGAGACTACTGCGCCATAGTGTGTTGCTGGTTCCACGCCGGACCCTGATAATGGTATGTCAAAGCTATTGCCGGGTGCTATAACAGCAGCCATCGAGTTGTATTGGTCTTTAGCTGGCTCTAAGCAGACCATATAATAGAGGTATGGTGTCGAGCTTTGGCCATCTGCGACTGTGACGTTGCCTGCGGTTGCTTCTATTGCCGTAGCTGCGTCTTGTTTTGCTTTTTCTATTTCGTATAGCTTAACGTGTTGTGTTATAAACCCACGGATCACGCTATTTGCAAAAACAGCTTTGCTTTGCGGATTCGGGATGGTTCCTGTACCGTTTGGGTTGGGTACTGTGTTTTGGTAGCTGAAGTTAGCAGCGATTGCATCAAATACTCTATCTGAGTCGATGTCTGCTATATAAATTGAAAGCGTTGCCATGAGTAGCTATTCTCCATTTCCTATTATAGATTTGAGATCAACCAGAGAATGTGGTTGCGAAAGTAGTATTATAACCACACTCGACCTGCTTCCAGAGAGACCCACCAGCAAGCGTCTGAATCGGTGATGACCTCCTAATTACAGTGTTATCACCAAGCTGGCCAACGCCATTAAAACCCCACACCCATAATGTACCATCATTCTTGATAGCGGCAGTATGCTTATAGCCGCACGACACATATTTCCAATTAGTGCCACCAGCGACAGTCTGGACAGGCGAAGACCTATCATTTATAGTATTGTCTCCAAGCTGGCCATAAGCGTTTGAACCCCATAACCATAAAGAACCGTCGGTCTTTATGCCAGCCATATGGCTCGCTCCAGCAGACACTTTAAACCAATCCATACTCTTTGTAAAAACCTGAACCGGTGATGATCTATTCGTGATGCTGTTATCGCCCAGTTGCCCCCAGATGTTATAACCCCATGTCCATAGAGAATAGTCAGTAGCGATAGCAGCAGAACTGCTGCTCACAGATACGTAGTTCCATCGTTTACCGGTGGCTGTGACTTGGATGGGAGAAGACCTGTTAACGACCGTATTATCCCCAAGCTGACCATAAGCGTTACCACCCCAAAGCCATAGAGTATTATCATCTTTGATACCTGCAGAAGATAGTCCACCACCTGTTGCCTGCAACCAGTTAGTTGCAGTTCCCACTTGAATTGGTGAGGACTTATTCACTGACGTAATATCACCGAGCTGACCACTACTATTTAACCCCCATGTCCAAATAGTATTATCAGTCTTAGTCGCCACTGCATGGAGAGACATAGAAAGATACTTCCAATTAGTTCCGCCAGCAACAGTCTGAACTGGTGATGATCTGTATGTAGTTGAAGTGTTTTGACCAAGCTCACCAGCAGTATTGTAACCCCATGTCCACAAAGTACCATCGGACTTGATACCGCCTGACCTATAAAAACTCCTTGCAGCTTGTTCCCAATTTCCGCCGAAATCCACTGTCTGAACCGGCGTAGATCTGTTAGTTATAGAATTATCACCGAGCTGACCAAATTGATTAACCCCAAACACAAATAATTTGCTACCAACATACTGATCTATCAACCAAGCATCAGTAATGAAAAGATCATTTAATTTGGTACCACCAGCATAAAATGTGCTCTTCCCAGTTCCATATGACAACCACCCTACGGTGCCGTGCGACTTTGTTGTCGCAACAGCGACATCTGAGGTATTACTGGCACCAAAAAGACCCGTTCCGCTCCATTGCAAATCGTTACTAATAATGCCGGTGCCATATGAGCCACCAGAATTCAAATTAATAGTAAACCCACCCTCCGTATCCGTAACGTTATTGTTGAATTTCCAGTAATGAGATAAATTTAACGGGTACGGAGAGGTTAACTCTGTAGGTGCTCCACCATTGTAGATCGTGGTTAGGTTTACTGGGGTCGCATCAGTACCTTGATAAATCTGAACTTCATCAACCGAGTCATAGAAGCCGATTGTATTAAAGCTCCTAGCGCCCGCCCCACCAGCCCCAATCGCAGTAAACGCTCCAGCATTTACACTATACCTATATCTTGGATTCTGAGGTACGTCATCAGCGCACCTTATCGCAAGCATATACCAAGTATCTGCAGTAGCGGCGCTAGCCGTTGTCGGGCCTAAAACCAAAGAACCATTCAAGCCTTCCACTACCCAATTACCAGAGCTGTAGGAAAACGAGATCATGCAGTTAGTATTAGGTGGTGTATTGTCGTCCACCCCGTTATCCAGCTTGAACCCTGATTTAACTCCTGCTGAGCTACGGTATTTGCACCATGCCACCATCGTCCAATCGCGTGCTGTTATAATTGCTGGCATTTATCATTCTCCTATGAGCTTGTTGTATTTCTCTTCGAGCTCATTGTATTTGATGCTCAATTCCTTTATTGCTTCCACCAGTAAGCTAGCCACATTGCCATAAGCCAATGATTTAACACCATCGTGTTCTTTCACAAGGTCTGGTAGCACTTTCTCTACCTCTTGCGCTATAAATCCTAAGCTATGGATGCCGGTATCTTTCCAGTCAAATTCAACACCTCGGAGCTTGCTGACTTTATTAAGAGCATCTTCAATTGTTGAGATATTTTCTTTAAGTCTTTCATCCGAGTTCACGATGATATTACCACCAGCTGTGAAATCACCGGTCGCTGGGTTAAAAGTTAGCTTTGTGGATGAAACATTAGCGGTCGTGATAGCACCGGAAGTAGCGCTCGTGAATACCAAATACCGCGTAGCTGCAGTGGTTGTGTCATCAACTATCGTCGTGCCACCAGTAATATCAGTAAGAAAAGCTATAGTCTGTCGGGTAGTAGAAGGCGAAAAATATAGCCTAGTCCCATCAAACTCCATATTGCCAGCAGCTATAGTAGTCATATTCGTGCCGCTGGTAAACCTCAAAGGTCCCGTTGATGCGGTACCGGCAACGAGATTTACAACTTTAGATGATAGCGTTTCCGCACCTGCTAATGTCGCCAAGGTACCAGTCGTCGGGAGAGTAACTGAAGTTATCCCGGTGGCGACAAATGTTCGTGCAAAAGCACCAGAGTGCGTGATATTGCCAGCCATTGTTAACGTGAAGCCGGTATTTGCGATCCCTGTGCCACCGTACTGACCAGGAATAACATTCCCGTTCCAAGTGGTATTCGTAGACAAGGTTTTATTCGTGAATGATTCAATGCCCGTCAGAGTCGCTAAAGTCCCAGTAGTGGGTAACGTGACCGATGTGGTACCGGTGGCTGTTAATGTACGGGCAAAAGCCCCAGCGTGAGAAACGTTACCAGCCATCGTTAGAGTGAAGCCAGTATTCGCTATACCTGTACCGCCATATTGACCAGGAATCACATTACCATTCCAAGTCGTATTAGTCGACAATGTCTTATTAGTAAAAGACTCTATACCAGTTAAAGTAGCGAGAGTCCCAGTAGTGGGTAATGTAACTGATGTAGTTCCGGTGGCAGTAAGTGTAGTAGCAAACGCACCACTAGTGGTAAGATTCCCACCGATAGTGATTGTCTTGCCGGTGTTTGCTATCCCAGTACCACCGTATTGCCCTGCTATTACAGTTCCGGTCCAAGTCCCTGTCATCGCACTATCAAGGTAAGCGACGACTTTTCTAGCACCAGCAACAGAAAAATAATAATTAGCATTGTCAAACTCTATGGAACCATTCGCTACAGCAGTAGTATTAGCTCCTGAGGTAAGTCTTAGCCCAGCGACTGTAGTGTTACCAGCGCCTGTGGTAATATACTTATTGCTAAGTGATTCAGTGCCAGCTAATGTAGACAAAGTCCCAGTTGTGGGTAACGTTATTGAAGTGTTAGCAGTAGATGTAAAAGTAGTAGTAAAAGCACCGCTGGTGGTAAGATTCCCGCCAATAGTGATTGTTTTACCAGTGTTCGCTATCCCAGTCCCGCCATACTGGCCCAGCACCACATTGCCATTATAATCAACATTAGTCGATAATGTCTTATTAGTAAAAGTCTCTGAGCCAGCCAATGTCGCTAAAGTTCCAGCAGTGGGTAAAGTAACTGAAGTATTAGCAGTGGAAGTTAAAGTAGTGGTGAAAGCACCAGATGTCGTAAAATCACCGCCAATTGTAATAGTCTTACCAGTGTTAGCGATACCTGTACCACCGTACTGACCTGCTATAACATTTCCATTCCACGCCGTATTAGTTGATAATGTCTTGTTGGTAAAAGTCTCGGACCCAGCTAACGTTGACAAAGTCCCAGCAGTAGGCAACGTTACACTGGTGCCTGCAGTTGCTGTTAAAGTCGTATCGAAAGCACCAGATGTCGTGAAATTACCACCGATGGTGATAATCCTACCAGTGTTGGCCACGCCTGTACCACCGTATTGACCGGGGATAACATTACCATTCCAAGTCGTGTTAGTTGACAATGTTTTATTAGTTAATGTTTCTGATCCTGCTAGCGTCGCGAGAGTCCCAGCCGTAGGCAAAGTGACTGATGTAGTGCCAGTGGCAGTTAAAGTAGTAGTAAACGCACCACTAGTAGTAAGATTCCCGCCGATAGTAATAGTTTTGCCAGTGTTTGCGATTCCAGTACCACCGTACTGCCCAGCTACTACAGCCCCCGCCCAAGTGCCAGTTAAAGTGCTATCTGTGTAAGCATTGACTTTTCTAGCACCAGCCACAGAAAAATAAAAATTCGTATTGTCGAATTCTATAGAACCATTCGCTACCGCAGTAGTATTCGCACCAGAAGTCAGCACTAACCCAGCTATCGAAGTATTGCCCGCACCAGTTGTGATGTACTTGTTGCTTAAGGATTCAGTGCCAGTTAACGTTGCTAGCGTTCCGGTCGTAGGCAAAGTCACTGAAGTGTTAGCAGTAGAAGTTAAAGTAGTAGTGAAAGCCCCAGATGTCGTGAAATTGCCACCAATCGTTATGGTTTTACCTGTATTCGCTACTCCAGTACCACCGTACTGTCCTCCAATGACATTACCGTTCCACGTCGTATTTGTCGACAACGTCTTATTAGTTAATGTTTCTGACCCAGCTAGCGTTGATAAAGTACCAGCCGTAGGTAACGTTACACTAGTGCCTGCGGTGGCTATTAAGGTAGTATCGAAAGCTCCAGATGTAGTTAAATTCCCACCTATAGTGATGGTCTTGCCGGTATTTGCTACTCCTGTTCCACCATACTGCCCTGCTATAATATTACCATTCCAAGTCGTATTAGTTGATAGCGTTTTATTAGTAAAAGATTCTATACCAGCTAACGTGGCTAGGGTCCCAGCAGTTGGTAACGTAACGGATGTGGCTCCAGTAGCTGTAAAAGTCTGGGCAAAAGCCCCAGCGTGAGAAACGTTACCAGCCATCGTTAGAGTGAAGCCAGTATTTGCTATCCCCGTACCACCGTATTGACCGGGGATGACATTCCCGTTCCAAGTGGTATTCGTAGACATAGTCTTATTGGTAAACGATTCAATACCAGCTAGAGTCGACAAAATGCCAGCGGTAGGCAATGTAACACTAGTATTAGCAGTAGAAGTAAAAGTCGTGGTAAAGGCGCCAGATGTCGTAAGATTACCACCTATCGTTATAGTCTTACCGGTATTAGCGATCCCCGTACCACCGTATTGGCCAGATATCAAATTACCGTTGTAGTCTACGTTCGTTGATAATGTCTTGTTAGTGAGTGTCTGTACGTCCGTTAATGTGGCGTAGTTCACGATCTGATTCGCTGGCAGCGTTACAAAAACATTTTTCGTGCCTGTGCTGAATGTTACGACAGTGTTGGAGTTACTGCTTTTTAATACTGTTGTTCTTGTGAAAGTCGTTGGAGCACTTAAAGTTCCTAGACCTATTTCCCACTCTGTTGTGCCTGGGTTCTCGATAACGTAGTAGCAAGTATTGCCTACCCCTATGGTGGCGTTAAATGTTTGATATCCAGTCGCGGCCCCGGCTAGCGTAATATTAGTTGCGCCTGTAGTCTCGCTAGTCTCTTTCACTCTATCAGCTATTACCAGGGGCATAAAATTTCTCCTTAGGCTAAGATATATTTGTTACAAGTAAATATACGGTACCTAAAAATTATAGTCGCTAATGGCTATAGACACATAATAGGATAGAATATGTATAACCCTGAAAAACCGACATTTAACGTCTCCGAACCATTTCTAGGTGTCACGAGCGTACAGCTAAACAGACCCATGGTAGACCTACTGATAAACGTGCTGCAAGACCAAGAAGGCCAACTAGAAAAAGAAGTATGGGCATTAGTCAGAGCTTTAAACGACCCAGCTGGCTGTAGAGAAATGAGAGCACAACGCAAACGCCTCATTAGACCGACAAGACCAAGATACAACACAAGATACAACCAATACGAAGAATACGAACAAGACACAGAAATAGACGAAACACAAGACCAACCAAACGAATAATCACAAGGCACGGTGAAAACCGTGCCTTTTCAATAGACCTTACAATTATCAACCATAAAATCACCGATATTAGTCTTAATAATAACATCATAAACATCAGACTCAAGAGCTATCACCTTCACACCATAATGTGCTGAATGAATATGCTCAACAAGCTTCTTAATCTCACCATCGACAACGATCTGAGAATAGCAAACCGGGCAAATTAACTGAACAGTTTCCTCCCACAAATCGTCTAATAAAAAAAGAAACTCTAGATATTCATAAAATTTAGCCTTGTATACTTCATCGTACGAGAAGCATACTTGGTCCATCACGACAGAAAAATAATACCTCTCATCATCAAATCGTTTTATTTCGATAGAACCAAGCTTTACAGTATCATCGTTGATAATATGCACACACTCACCCGAAAGTCTAAAAGGACCATTCTTCCTAGTGCTAAAAGCTTCAGCTATTCTCTTGATGCGTCTGATCTTACCGCCAGTAGCGATACCCAAAACATCATACATCATCATTGTCACCATATTCCATAAAACGCAAAGACTTCTCTATCTTCCCACAAGCATCAATTAATAACTTGCGTGACTTACTCGATATTTTCTGCAACACCTTTCTATCCAAAGAGCCTAAAACCTTAACAACATCGGTCGCTTTTTTATCGGCAGCAGCATCACCTATAAAATCGTCTGGTAAACCATTCTCTAACCACTGATGTAACCTCTTCCTAAAATCTTTCGCCCTATGGATCATAAACTCACCATCGTCCCTAAGATGGACAAGATATGAATCAGAAAGCTTAAAATCGGTATTCTTCTCGATTATCAGACGATATAAGCTCAATTGTATGCTATAATAGTTCAACTCGCAATTATCAAGATCGTTAAATGGTGGAAGAAGCTTCTCGTAATGGTTATCTATTCGAAATTTACCGGTCTTCCAGTCGAATATGTGCTTTGATTCAGTGCCTTTTATAGTGCATCTAAATATAGCGTCAACTCGACCAGCGACACCGTATTGTGCATCTCCTACTACACATTCTTGATACTCAAGTTTAGCTTTTAATTTAGAAGCTAGTCTTTCCCAGACTTTATCAAAGGCATTCATTGCTTCTATGCGGTTGTTTACGGCTCTTGTGATGGGGTCTATTTTATCAACCATTAGATCTTCGATATATGTGTGCAGTCTTGTGCCCCTGTCTCTGCCCTGTTCTCCTTTCTTTTCCCATTGTTGCAGCACTTCTTCTTGTGATAACCCATCTCTTTCTGCTACTCTTCTGCTGACTCCTTCTTTGTCGAAGTCTGGTTTTAATCTTGATACAAGCGTGGTGGCCGAGATGAGGTTTTTATCATCTATTTTGTAGCCGTGGTTTTCAGTGTCTACTATAATGTGTTTGAATGCATTTTCCATATAGTTTAAATACTGTTAAGATCTTGTGAAGTTGCTTAAAATAACGGAATTAACCAAAAACCTTGCTGATGTATCTCAAAACATATCATGCACAAAGGAGGGCAAATTATGCCTAAGCTACCAAGTCCACATGTCATAGCAGCGATAGTCGTTCTGAGCTTCGCGGCAATGGCCAATACCGACGCTACTATAAAAGCACTCGAACAAGAGCAGAAAATACTTGATGATAAAATATTCGATATTATGAGAAGAACATACATCAGACTCAAGATAGAAAATAAGCTACGAGGTCATCTCAAGAAAGAGTATGAGTCATTCATTGGGTATGACCTCGTGCTAAATCACCAATCATAGCTCTCTAACATCATCTTCTTCAAAGATCTGCGAAAGCTTTCGGTTTTTGGAGAACGACCACGAACCCTATCAGCAAAGCTGCTAAATCTGGCTTGCGAATCGCCTCTCCTTGGTCTGAAAGGAGGTGCTGATGATTGAGCAGGTGCGGCAGCCAGCTCTGGTTCATCAGAATCATACTGGTCTATCATATCCCACATTGAGTCGTCGTATTCGACACCTTCTGGGTCTTGACCGTACAATTCAGGCATCGGCCCATATGCTCGTTCGCGTTCTGGGTCCGGCTCTGGCATTGGGGGACCTTGTGGCCATCTCCAACTTTTTGGTTTTTCATCCATCTTCATTTCTTCGCTACCACGAAGAAAATCAGTATCAGAGTCACCAGGGGAGTGGTAGACAGTGCCGGGCACGTCGCGTGCAGTCCTCCATAAATGGGCATTGTTAGGATCATCATGCAGATCCTGGATTACTTTACCAACTGCAGCCGGGCTAGCTCCGCCAATGAGCTCAGCAATTTCAGCGTTACTCCACTCACCCGGGTGGTGAATAAGAATATCTAAAATCTTTTCCCGAACACCTTTCGTGATATTCTTTCTTGGACCAGCCTCATTTAGATCATAAGACATGGCTTCAGCGATTAAAGCAATAATATACGGAGACATATTTGACATAGCTAACCTCTCTTTCTTAACTTATGTTTACGTCCACAAAGCCAAGTTCGTCCAGACAAATAAAAGTTGTGCCATCTATGGTATGTGACCAATCATTATGATAATGCCCAAAATACCAGAGCGAAGGCTTATGACATTCGAACATCTTCTGGAGATATATTGAGGTCAAAGTCGCAAAAGACAGCGGATCGAAACCAAATCCTGTTAGAACCCTATCATCGCCTACCATAGAAGTAAGCATTTTAGGGCACTCGTGCGTGACCATTATATCTGGTTTAGCTGCTTTGTATGCTTCCAAAGCTTTTTCAAAAACATCTTCTTTTAGCTCTTCATTAAACCAGTAAGTCGGAGGGCCTCCCCAAGACATAGCCCTAAGCCTAGATTGTTTGTCTATGGAGAAGCCACCACGCACAAAAAAGAGACTAACACCACCCAGAACAGCAGACCCGTAATCTTTAGAACCGTCTGAACTGATCATAGCGTGCGGCGTCTGGTAGTAGTCGTCATAGTTATCATGGTTTCCACCCACAAAGACGTGGTTAGATGATTCAAGAGGGGATAGAGGCTCATAATCGAACCCCATGTCCCCTACTTGTAGCGAATATTCTGATTCAGATGCGATCTTCAGATATTCTTTGTATTTGCCGTGCACATCACCAATGATTCTTAACATGGTTCACCTCAGAGTTATGTTACTCTCTGAAATACATGTTAGACGTTGTAGGCTAGAAACTCCAAATACTTTGCGTTTTTGGGTATCGTCACTTCTTTGGTGAGGGTGTTGTCAATTGTGCCTATATTGGTTAATGTTGTGCCATATAGGTTTGAGCTCCCTACGATGTACTTTGTTCTATTCTCTTCGCTATTTGGTGGCACTTGCACGAAACCGTTAATAATTGGGTATTGTCTAAAGATTCTGATAGCCATGGTTCACTATCCTTTCAAGATTTGGGTGTGCTGTTAATTTATATTTTATAAGCCACAGGCATACTATTTTATAGCCATCATATATGTTTTTGCAGATTTTTCACATCTGCAACAGCCATATCAGTGAGTATACTGTTCAGAAGCACTTCATCTCTACAATAATCAACTAGCTCCATAGACGCGGAACCAGGATGCTTCTCATCGTATTCCAAGATGAACTTTGGATCTTTTATAGCAATATCGATCAAACGCTTCCCAGAATAGATGCCATCAGTGACTCTGATGAGGTCGTTCCTGTGTTTATTAGCCATCTCTTAGACCCTTGAAAGTATTAGGTAATCATCAGATATCTATCACTGGTCAATCTCCAGCTCTGTTCAATGCGGCTGGTGAGGGGTCACTGGTATTATACCAGGCAAGTATCTGATTAAACCCATCTTCTCCAATATATGATATCATCTTTTCGACATAAATTCGTTTAGTATCTGTCTCTGGTAAAGCTTGCCAACCCGCCCCGACATTTTCTATAGTTGATTTGATAGTAGAAGATAGCTTTTCTGGAGCTGCCTTCAATATTTCTACAGCGTCATCTGGATATGCCTTGAACAAACTTATAAGAAGTTTGGGCGTTTCTTTGAAATTCGTTCTAGAGAATATCGGGCGGTATTTATTCCCCAGCTCCTCAGCGTCCTTATAAACCTGACAAAAATTAGTCAACAACAGCTCAATGAATTTCTTTGTCAATAGAACGTTATAATAATAAGCCCTAGCCTTAGTAGAAAAAATACTGCGACGAGCCTCATTAATAGTAAAAAAGAACAGATTGATGTCTTCTTGGACCTGCTTGCCTTCTTCGGCCTGAGCCTTGGCTGGATCATTTCTAATCACCGAGAAATAGTATAGCCTCAATTGTTTGTTTGTGATATTATAGACCTCTTGTACTTTCGGCCCAGGCACCAATCTTTTGATTATCTCTTCTGTGATTTTAAACTCATAATTGCTGGGGTCAGACGGCACTTGTGGAAAGCGGGTTAACCCGCTATCTTTGAATTCTTTAGCGTTCGCAAATTTTTTAAAAAAATAATTCTTTATTAAATTTTGCATAGTCGCTTCACCCATTTTGGCGGATGGGTCTATATTATTATATAATTCAACATAGTTGGATGGTATGCTGACCGGCTTATTTAATTCATAATAAATTTTACCAATATAATACTTAAAGTGGCTGCGATCCAGATCAGCCAAGCCATAACCGGGCTCTGGTTTTCTACTAGGCCATTCTACAATTGGTTCATGTATTGAAGATAGTTTCATTATTATCCCTATAACATCTAGCCGTTCTCATAAATTATATTTGGGACCAAATCAGATTAAGCCATTTTTACGTTCGCGGTAACGCCTAGTTCTCTCCCGACTATCAGACTTACGACGTTCATATTCAGCTAGTTCTATCCAGACTTCTCTACCATAAGTATTATAATGCCAAAACACTTTACCATCTATAATAGTCCCACGCTTAACCTTATTATCGACCTTGAGCAGAATTCTGTCCCTCCGTATCCGACACTTCCTAACACATCTACCTGCGGTTTCTCTGCGAGCTTCGACATGTTTTTTTAAGCCTTCAGGGTCCTTCCAGCACGGTCTGTTGTGCGTATAATATGCAAAAAATAGTCCAGGCTTACTCGGATGTGGATCTCCAAAATTTAACGGCTCTTTTTTAAGCTTCGCGCACCTAGCTTTATGTCTTTTACGTATTCCGTCTCTTTTTTTCCTTATTAGGAGATATTCATTGTAATCTACCCATCGTTCTTTGGAACTTGTCCTCCCAACATAATATAATTTCTTGTGAAAATCATAATACCAAAGGGGCGGGTGCTCCTTCGTATTAAAAAGCTCTTTGTCCCTAGTCTCATAATCTTTGCAAATCTTAACTTTCTCATTGAATCTCTTTTCATCATACCATAACTGTCTGCCGCCACTGTATGCGAAAAAGATTCTGCCATCAGCACCGACATCACCTCTCTTAAGAGGCCCATACTTGCTGAATCGTTCCATGATTAAGCTCCGTAGTAAATGAACTCATGGCCGTCAATAATGCGGTCAGCAATATTCATCGCATTCGGGTTAGCATCATGCTTAGCCATAATACGGACCCCATTATTGTTAATGAGCAAAGTTAGTTGCCCCTCAACATCCGCTAAAGTACAACAATTCGCAGCAGATAACTCAGCCGCACATGCATCTGACACTGGTGCTCCCTCCATTTCAAGAGCTAAAGTGCACTGCGAAGTGATCGAAGAAAACCAAATGATTTGTGATTTAGTCATTGATGCTTAGATTTCCTCTGATAATGGACTTTCTGAACCGGATTATGGTGATCTATATCGTCTGGATCTTGGTTAAAGCTGTAGACCAAGCCATCTTTTATAGCCAGTGCAGCTTCCTCTATGGTAGGGTAATAAACAGGCGACATGCCGGTTTTCACTACATACCCATTCCCTATCTTCTGAATCCTGATTTGTACACTGACATCATTCGGCTCATTGCGTACTACGAATTCTAATTCTGGCATGTTTCATTCATTCCTGCTAGAGATTCCACCGTCTAACTTTGCCGTTATTGCGATAAAGCCGATTGCCCACAGCTCAAATTGTGCGTTATCACCACGGTTTTCCCAAATCACAACGCCATCCTCTTCTATCGAGACCGGCATGAATGTGTTGTCCTCTATAGCCCAGTAAGCAGCTATAGCCGCACGCATGACTGATTCGTGATAAGATACATCTGCAGTACCGCGCTCCATATAATTCAACCGAACATTCTTGGCGGCTACTTCTGCCTTCTCTATTGGCTTGTATTCATCGAGTGCCTTGCGACAAATAGTGCAATAGTCTTGTTCTACAGCATCATCAAACTGCTTTTTAGATGCAACAAGCCAAAATCTTATTGCAGCATTCAGCCTACGGGCTATGAATTCAGGCCAATTGTCGCTGACAGAGTCATTCAGCCAATCATCTATCAGATCCTTTGGGATCATATCAGGTGTGATATAATACTTGTCTTCTATGAGCATTTCCTATATCCTTATTCTGGTAAAAATGGCACGTATTCTCTATGATACAATTTGGTGGGCTTTGCCTTCCAAATCCTGCTTCTAATATCGTAAATGAGAGAGGCTTGGGGCTCATCATATTCGGAATGATGCGGAACGTACACGTAAATCCCTACTGCTTGGGGGTCGGTTTTTTCCGCAAAATTGACGATAGCCTCCAAATCAGAAGACTTAATCCCGCTAACTGAGTCAAGATAGACATCTAAAAACCCAGTACGGCTGATCCTATATCCCTCGAAGCCTTCAATAGTCATTTTGCTAGCCCTTTCCTGGCTTCTTCAAGTACCCAATTCAAAAGCACAGGGCGATATCCAGTATGTTCAACACATACGTTCACATACCTAAAATCCCTGGCTCCATCACGCATCACATGATTGTAATGTGTATGACCATGGATGTTAAAGCTGAAACGACCAATACAATCAGGATGAATGGGGATATGTGACATTACGGCTCCCTCATGGACATGCACAGCCCTTATGTCTCTAAAGTACCTGCGATACAGCGATATCCTTTCTGTGTCGTGATTACCACGAATCAAGACTTTGTCGCCATTTAGCTTTCCTAGGGTGTGTATGTTTTTTGCGCCTATCGCTACGTCGCCTAGGTGATAGACTTTGTCGCATGGTCGTACCACACTGTTCCATTGTTCGACCATGAAGTCATCCATCTCTTTGGATGTTTTAAATTCTGGCCTGGCGGCTGAGCCGTCGGCTTTAAGATATGTGAGCATTTTCTCATGCCCAAAATGCGTGTCGCTGGTGACGAATATCTGTTTCATACGACTCTATGGCAAGCATCTGTGTTGGTGTCAATTATATTATTTAAGCAATTAAATTTATATTATAAAACAATTCTGTAGGGAGCTTCTACATGGCTGGCTTTAATAGACGCGATGTGATTAAACTTGAATCACGCACCAAGGGTATTCATTGTTTTACTAAGGCTTATGAATATTTGTTAGAGGCAAAGACTCCATCTATTTCTGAGGATTTTAAGGCTGCGTGGCCGACGGTTCTTAATGCTATTAAACAGGTTCAGAGGACTGGTCGGGCTCAGGAGCTTTTCATAACTGGTAAGTCTGTTAGCTATAAGAATTATGAGCCTCAGGGTGATATTAAGATGAAAGTGACAGTCAAGCAGCATGAAGGCGAAGATGAAGGCGCGGTATATTCGAGAACGACTAGTAACGCACTCTCCGAGCCAGTCAATCACGGTATTATAAATGTCGAGAGATTCATTAATCCTGACGCTATATTTCGGGATTTTTATGATAGGTTATCGAAGGCTATGGGCGATACGGAGAAGGTCAGCGCGCTTAAGAAGGGTTTGATGAATAAGTTGAAGAGGTATGGTGCTCCTGCGTCATGGCTAAAAATTGTACAGAGATATGTCGATACCTTGATAGACAAGAGCGGATCGAATGTGAGCTTTGTGGATATGATCATACGTACTATTGCTGGCTTTAGGATTGATGCGGATAATCTAGATGATGCGATAAGAATGTTAGATATAAAGCTGGCACAGGAAGGTGTGTTGGCAAGAGGTGAGATTAAGATATACACGAGGCCAGGCATATCGGATACAGAATATAAATCAATTTTTATACATGAACTTACACATGCTTTTGATCCTAAAGCTCATTTGCCACATAGAACCCGCGATAAAAACGATAAAAAAGGCTCTGAATATTATTCAATCGACCCGTTGGAGTTAGACGCATCGTTGAATCAGTTCGGTACTATAGCTAAAGAACTTCCAGATGAGTTTAATTCTGCTGTTAAGAATATCATTAAGAGGGGTCAAATCGGCGACTATACCTCGAGAGAGTTTGATAAACTGATTTCAAAATATAAGGGTAGGGTTAATGAGTCGACACTATTGCTTTATCAGGAGAATCTGTATCATCTGTACACAAGAATCAAGAAATTATCTGATGAAGCAAAGGTCGGCTTGAATCTTTTCAGGACTCGCGATGGTAGTATTGATAAGAGTCAGAATAAGTTCTTCCTAAAGCTAATGAACATTTTGGATGATCCTAAGGAAGCCATGAACAGGTCGCTACAGGATAGGCTTTCTTCTTATAAGGATTCTAAAAAGCGGAATGAGTCCCAGGGGTTTGAGAATTCTCCAATTCCTCCAGCACCGGTTACTCCAGCACCAGCTCCTCCAGCACCAGCTCCTCCAGCACCAGCTCCATCTGCATCCGCCCCTTCGAATAATGCTACGCCGGGTGCCGTGGATGATTCGTTATTGCAAGAGGTGTTGCGTGAGACTTTTGGGGCAACTAATGGTGCGTATAATTATGGGAGGATGGCGTATGGTGATAGGCGTATTATGCCTCAAAATAGTGCGTTTAAGCATTATCCTGAGGTACTGGCTATGTGCAAAAACATAATTCAGCGTGGTGTTGCTGGTCTATCTGCTGCCGAAGCTAAACAGGTCGTATATCTTGTCGCGTTTATAATGGTACAGAAGGGCTCTAATCTTGCATTCCACCTTGGCAGATTATTGAATTTAAAGACCATAGCTAGGGTGGATGGTGGATTGTTTGCAAGGTTCGTGAAGGTCGCTATTGAGATGGAATTTTAATGGGTCTTGTACATAAGCCTCAGCAGTATTTCTCGTTGTTGATGGGTTATGTCAGGGTCGTCTATAAATGTTTTCATCTCTTGTATGTGTTCATCCTCGCAGTATACCGTAGTGCTATCGGCTGATGAGGCTGCGTCAAAGAAGCCAACTTCGAGCAGAAAGTTTCTTAGCTTGATTGATTTTAGGTTATCTCTCGGCGGGTGACTGAAAAATGTCCCGCTGAGGTCCATTTTGTCTTGGTAGGAGAGTATGTGTTTTTTCATATTGTTGGCCTGTGGTGTTCCCATCTGTTGACGGCGCGGTGGTATGTGAGTTCTGGTTCGTCCTGGATGTTTGTCGTGTTCGTCATTAGCCATTGCCTTTGGTGTCAAGGTTCGATTATACTTCGTTGGACTTCAATCCATTCTTGGAATTTGTAGTATTGGGTGTTTATGATGTTCATGGTTTCGGTGTGCCGTTGATTTAACGTTTTTTTGGCTTCTTCCAGTGATTGTGTGAGTTGTTTGACGTTTTTGATTGCTTGCGCGTAGTCTAGAACGGCTTTCTGGAGTGCCAAGCTGGTTTGGAGTGGGTCGTGTGGGGGGTCTGGTTCATGTTTCGGCATATAGGAATCGCTTTTTGGTTGTTGGTCTGGCATTGTTGGTTCCATTGACGGATTTTCTAGCCGTACTTCTTGGCATCCGGTTTTATTGTGCATATAGAAATCTATCCCTGCTTTTTTAAGATAATCTTTGTTCTTGTCCCACCATGCTGCCTGTTCGGCTAGTCTTTTGGCTGAGACTTCTGCGGTCAGTTTGCGTTCTTGGTGGGCTCGTTCATCATTCGGACGGATGAACGACTGATTGTCATTGTTTTTGGTCATTTTTGCACTTTCTTCTGGACTTCCTTGCTCTAAATAGCACTCACTCGGTGTCATCATCATCCTCTTCATTCTCATCATCAGGTTGGCAGTAACAGCAATAGTCACACTCGCCGCAGATCTCGCACTGGACCATGCTTGTGTTTGCTCTTCGTACCCAAATGCTCCACCACGCATCTTCGCACACAGGACAGATCAAAAACATACGCCGTATCATGTGGTCTCCTCATAGCCCAATACCATTGTCGAACCATCTCACCTCCCCCTTATAAACCACAGCGTGCCATTCGAAAGGATAAATAAAGCCGGTAGGGATGTACTCCTCAGCATCTTCCTTTGTTGGAAAGAGGATCATTGCACCAAATCTTTTTACCAGTCTTTTTTCTTTGATGTGCTCAATCGCCCAAACGACTGGCCTGTTCACCAGTTCGGCTTCAAGCTCGGCAATCTTGGCCTCAAGCTCGGCTTGTTTATCTGTCACTCTGAACATCTCCAATCTTCTGGGTGCTTATAAAATCACCAGACTTCATCCACTTGCCGTGCTCTAAAGACAATACATCATCAGCAGCCTGAATAATAACAAGAGAATGAGTCGCTATTATTATCTGACACTTGCGTTCACTAGCCCTTGTGACCTCATCCCAGACTTTAAACTGATTTCTTAACGATAAACCGGCCTCAGGCTCATCCAACAAGATCACACTATCCTTCACCTTTTTGAGACAGTCAACCGTATACATTTTTAAAACCTCACCATGAGACTTAAATCTAGACATGATTGACCCGACATAGCCAATACCAATATCCTCACCGTTAGCCTTAGAGTAAAGCGTCGGATCAGTGGTCCTGGGATTCATATTCTCCGAATCAAAATAAAATGAATTCACTCCCTTTAAACCAAGAGGAGTTAGCTGAAGATCTAAAAATTTACCCTGGGCTTGTAACCCCTTCAATAATGTTGATTTACCACAGCCCTGGTCACCGACTATGACCGTTATATCTCTAAATCTGAATTTTTGACCCTTTTTGAAGCATCTGTGCTGGCTAGCGATTTTCGCCTGTTCAATGTACACTAGTGACTCCTCTTCTTGATTGTGTGACTCTAACCAGTCATTAATGGCAAGCAATCAAGTCGGCGTCAATATCAGACCTTCTCTAATCTGAAACCATAGACCACAATAGTTTCATTATCTTTTTGATAGTCTGAACATTGGAGTTCTACATTTCTATCCTTGTTGTCATTCATTTCTGTCCCCTATCGCATTGGGTGATACCCTGTTAACAATCTTATGAAAGTGTCTCCGAGCTTTCCAATGTTGTCCAAAAAAGCATGGGTCATCCCCAGTCATGATATTTGGCCTTGTGCGGAGAGTATAGGGCAAGCCCAAGGGATCTTCGTCTTTTTCCTTGACCAACTCTATTGTGATACCATTCACTGTAACAGAGTTGATCATTATCAGATCATCTTCAAGCATGAAATTCCTCCCTTATATCAGGGTGCTAATATAGCTCATCTGGCACAGCGTCGATGTATACGACGTTCTCAAGGGTATCATACCATACGGAGAGAGCCGGTTCTTCATGGATTCGACCATCCGTGGTCTCAAATTCGTACCGTAAAGAAACCGTGGCGCTTTGTTCTAATTGTAAGAGCTTTTCGATTAGCTCAGCGATAGTCATTGTCTTCTCCTTACTGCCTCTTTTAGGTTTTAGGGTGCCTACACGCCCCCAACACATCATACAATACAATTCCTCCGCTCTAGATTACCAGTTGTTTTTAGAATCCTGAAGCACTATCAACTGCCGCACCAACGCAGGATTAGCCTTGCCGTCAAGAGCCATCATAATCTGAACTAACAAAAAATTCTTTACAGAGTCAGGATTTTTCTTGCCAGTCTTGAATTCTTCCATCACCTTGGAATTCAACTCTAAAACACCTCTAATCGCTTTTAATATCTGAATTTCATCATTAAGCCTTCCAGTTTGATTAGGACCGCTCAGATCGATATCCTTGATATCGCTCATCCCTGCTCCTCATTTAATTTAGACATAGGAATATAGGTTGTTTTGCATCCACCTTCCTCATCGAAAGCCTCGACCGCTATGGCAGGAACACAGTCCCCCATGTAGTCCTCGCACGGCGCAAGATCGCCCAGCCCGCAACCACATTCACCATTGCACAGTCCCTCAGCACCTATCTGCCGGAGCTGGATCACTATCATATCAAGAACTCTCATTGTTTAGCCCCTATCCCCATAGTTCTCAGCATCAAAGTAAGCCGACATTTCCATAATCTCTGCTTCTTCTTGGCACGCTAACATCAACTCAAGGCTGCATGGGACTGGTTTCACAGTATGATACATCCACACGATATAATGCGGATCAATAATCGACACATCACAAGGCATCATGCCTCTATACTTGCCAAAAGTAAGGTAGACCTCATCAATATCCTTAGCCATCTATCACTCCTATTCTATAACATATAAAATACAAAAGGACTACCGAAGCAATAATAATAAAAGTAAATATAGCGACATTCCAAGCCATTCCAAAGGACACTGTGATGATAATCGCATACTATCCAATTCACTACGGCTCAGATTACTTAGGTTACAGTATCAAAAGCATATATGACCGAGTTGACCAGATCCATATTTTATATGCACAGAACCCCTCACACGGGCATGGCACAAATCTCAAAAACCCAGACACATTCGATAAATTACTAGAAGCGAGCTCGCAATTCGGAGACCCCCAGAATAAAATAGTATGGCATCACGGTGAATGGCCATACGAAGGTGCTCAACGAGACACTATTAATAAAATCGCTTCAAAAGTAAACGCCGACATGATACTGGCAGTCGATGCAGATGAAATATGGGACGAAAACGTTCTAGACCAGGCAATAACAACGGCATTTCAAAACAACAAAAAATTTAACCTAATCAGAATGTTAACGTTCTGGCGATGCTTCAATAAAGTAGTAACAGATGAAATGTGCCCAAACAGGATAATTCTACCAAAAGCAGAAGAAGGTACAAATTATCTTACCGGAAGGGTCCACCACTTCGGATACGCCAGAACAATCGAAAACATAGAATACAAAATGTCGATCCACGGCCATAAAAACGAATGGCGAAAAGAATGGATAGACATATACAAAAATTGGCCCCACTCAAGAAACACAGACCTGCACCCAACATGCGAAAACATGTGGACCGTAGAAGATTTTGATAAAACCACCCTGCCAGATTTCATGCACCAACACCCATACTACGATTTAGAAATAATCTAAGAGGTAAAAATGGGCGAGCTAAAAATGGGCAAAGGATCATACGGAAGTATAGTGAGACGAGGAGTCCACAATAGCATCACAGTTGGTAATTATTGCTCCATAGCAGAAGGATGCATCTGTGACGGTGGTTTCGGCCACAACACCAAATTTGTAACAACATATCCTTTAAACGTCAACATGAGAGACTGCAGTCAACTTACCGGACACCCTGTCTGGAAAGGAGACATCATAATAGGTAATGATGTATGGATCGGTGAACATTGTATGCTCATGAGCGGAATAACAATTGGAGATGGAGCAGTAATCGGCGCAAGATCGATAGTCACCAAAGATATACCACCATACACAATAGCAGCAGGCTCCCCAGCCAGAGTAATCAAAAAACGATTCACCGATGATCAAATAGAAAAATTGCTAAAAATAAAATGGTGGGACTGGGACGAACAAAAAATAGTCGACAATGCTCACCTGTTAATGAACACTAATATCGACAATTTCACATCTTTACACCTCTGAAAGAAACCAAATGCTAGATTCTGCTAGAAACCTGTCGACGACAACAAGAGAAACTGTAAGCCAAACAGACCTATCAAAAAACATAAACAAGATAGAGGACACTTTTGCTCATTATTATACGGCTTCCCCGGGTGCTGAACATTATAGGCTACTAGCATATATCAGTTATTTCACTAACGGAACCAATATCCTAGACATCGGAACTTATCTAGGATATTCATCGATAGCATTAAGCCAAAACAATAACAATAAAATTATTTCATACGACGTTAACAAACAACACAACCAAGAAGATCACGATAATGTTACTTATCGGATAGGTGATGCTAGAGACTTTGAGGATTTTGAAAACACAAAAGTGATATTGTTAGATACATATCACGACGGTGTATATGAAGAAAAATTCATAGAGCATTTAAGATCGATAAAATGGCATGGGTTACTCATCATGGATGATATCCATGAATACCCGCAGTTGAAAGAATTATACGACAAATTGCCAGAAGAAAAATACGACATAACAAATATTGGTCACTGGTCAGGGACTGGTATAGTACTATTTCAAAAATAAACTAAAACTCCCTTAATCAATTGGATATCGCGATATAATGATTAATCTTGATAGGATCACGGCTGTTTGCTGGGATGGGCGGCCTTTGACACCGGAGCGCTCATCTAGATATCAAGCTATTTTTAAGCATATGTCAAACAAATTCAAATTTGCTGCGATTAACTTATATATAAATGGTAGTTTTAACTATGAAGGAGTAAAAGTTACCAACATTAATGAATCTAGCATAAACGATTACAATATATGGTGCCAAACCAAATTAGCTGACTCTTTTAACACTGATTTTGTGTTAGTATTTCAAGACGATGGCTTCCCAATACATCCTGATAATTGGAAAAACGAGTTTTACGAATATGACTACATAGGTGCGCCATGGCCCTTATATATAGGATGGCCAAAAGAAAATTTTCAGGTAGGTAATGGCGGTTTTAGTTTAAGATCGAAGAAAATATGCACAAGAGTACAAAAATTCCCTGCTACAACTAGCAATGAAGATGCAGTTCTCTGCTCAAATTATAAACCATTGCTGGAGAAAGAGGGCTTTAAATGGGCACCCATAGATGTGGCTAAAAGCTTTGCTATTGAATTCCCAATAGACGAAAAACATTCATTAGCCAGCGTATTTGGATATCATGGAAATGTGCATAATCATGAAATATCTAAGATCATATTTTGAAGCAGTGTTTTGATTCTACTAGGCCGAAAAACGTTGTAGCAACGGACGATTAAAAATAATATGAGGAGCTAAATAATGAGCATTATGATAGGCATACCTGTAATTTATAATGAGACTTGTGTAAGAATATGCTTAGAACACTTAAAAAATCAAAACATCGAATTATTCATAATAGATAATAACTCAGAAGAATCGATCAAAAAACTAATCGAACCATATAAAAAAATAGTAAACGCACAAAACGTATACGTGAACCCAGCATGGAACCAAATACTAGAGGAATTCCTTAAAACAGGCCATGACCTATTAGTCATAATGAATAGCGACCTTTACCTTAATCACGACGTTATAAAAAAACTAAGCGAACTAGACTTAGATAGAGATAAAACCATAGCATGTCTAAACCTAGTAGACCTCTTCTATGAATGCGAGAGGCAAATAACCTATGTTAGTGGTGGCGTAGCAGGCGTCTTTATCCCCTTAACCAAAAAAATGGCAAGAGAAGTATACCCAATACCGCCAGAACTAAAAATCTGGTACGGTGATAACTGGATATATGAAAAACTCAAAAAAATAGGCTACCAGCTAACAATCTTTAACGATTTGCAAGCCCAACACATCTGGAGCAGTAGCGTGGGCGTACTGCCAGAAGCACACCAAGTTATAGAACAGGACCAACTAGCATGGCCGACAGTACAGACACGCATCTGACCCGCGACATCATAATCAACAGACTTATCCAACAAAAAGAATACAAATCATACCTAGAGATAGGAATCCAATACAAAGTCAATTGGAACCTTATTAAATGCCAAGACATGGTCGGCGTAGAACCGTCAGCAGATGAAATGCATGACGACAGAATAATCAAAGTCACAAGCGATCAATACTTCGCAAACCACACCAAAACTTTTGACATTATATTCATAGACGGCGACCATAACGCACCAACCGTAAGCAGAGATCTCGAGAATTCATTCAAAGTTTTAAACGAAGGAGGAACAGTTGTTTTACATGACACCTATCCTCCAGAAGAAGAGTTCACACACCCGTACAGATGTGGGACAGTATACGAAGCTGTCTGGCAATTCAGACAAAACCCGGGCTTCGACATACTCACATACCAACATGATTTTGGAGTCTGCCTTATGAAGAGGGGACAGACTGACAAGACAATACATCCAAAGACAACATACTCGGACTACGTGAACAACGCTAGAGAAATTATCAACTTAAAAAACACAAACGAAGAATTTTACAGAGCATTAAAAGAATGGTGATCTAACCAGACGTTGCAAAGTTTATCTCGTGGGTCACCGTTTCTGCCGCATCTTTGGGTATCCATGTTGCTTCAGCCTTAGAGGGCGAAACAAACTCGATCGAGTGATAAAACCAAGGGGAATACCATTCGAACAATACCGTCTGATTCACAGACGCTGAGACTCTATGAGGAGCCGGTATCAGACCACTCTCAAATTGGGCGAAAAAGCGCGACGCCGAATCCACAAGCTCAACAGGTGGAGTAATTGAATCTTCCCCATCAAAATTATTCTCATAATTCCGTATTCTAAGTAATTCAGAGTAAATAAATTCAGGCGGCGTCTTGGCCCCCACAACGATCTTGTCACTCATCACACGCTCCATTCTTAAAATTCTTTAATTAAGATACATCATTAGTCGTGAGTAATTCTATCCTTGATTTCCGTAAACCATTCATTAGGTGCTTTGTGTCTATTGACAGAATATAGTTTTATATCACTAGTGTCATATTCTTTATTTATAGAGGCTAACATAGTATTATCAACATGTAGCACCACCCGATCAGCCATGACCTTACATTTCCGTATTAATGGCATGAAAAATGCCGATTCCCACTTCTCATAAGTCCCATAATTAACTCCATCCAAGTAATCCTCCTTATTATAAAATGGCGGAGATGTCAGAATAAAATCCGACTTCTTCCAATCATAGTCTTGCCATTTTTTATTTTGAATATCGTATCCAGATCCTAGAAATTTTTGGATGCGTTTTAAACCCTCAAAAGTCACACCAGGATCAGTAGCTTCATACTCATAATTTAAAACATATGCAACCAAAAGTCTGTTACCCCAACCAGCACAAGGGTCGAACCATTTCCCTTTTAGACCAAAATTCTTGATAGCCGCTAGTATGACTGGGACACTTAACAAAGAAGCACTAGACAAACCAGTATATTTAAGCTCTCTGAGAAGCCTAGCCGGGTATAGCTTATCCTCTTGCTTTAAGAACGCTTGCGTAGCTCTTCTAACATGCTTTTCATGCTTGATCAAATCGGCTAAACAGGGTGTATTATTCTGTCTTATACGAAATATAATTGGCTGGTAATGCGATATGACTTTATTGCCAGGTGCTAAACCATTCCTAATGCCCTCGCCTTCAATGAGATAGTTCTTAAGATTAATATTCTTGCAGTCCTCTAAATCTTTAGATACATCATATTTCGGATTAGACCATCCTTCTGATAGTAAACGCTTAAGTATAATCTGTTCAGTATTCTCATTTACACATGTTACTCTAAAATCATGCATATTATTCCATTCTATCCCATCAGATTTAACTAACGCACTATTAAATTTAAGCTTTTTTCGCAGAAGACAATACATGTAGCCGTTTTTGTAAATATAGCTGTGAAATGTCTCCACATTTTTTAGATTTGGATATACTAAAGCGTAAACACCTTTCCTATCCCTCACGATATTGGCAGGCCCACCGTCCACTATAATTCTATTCTTGATGGCTTCTAAATGGTCCTCGTACTTGCACACGATATTCGCATACCACCTTCTTTTCTTGCGATGTAACCTTTTCTGAGAACTGATGCAGCCATCTCCATCAAAATAGCCTCTAACAAATACAGAAAACAAGTCGTCAGGGATAACATCAAGAATCCTCGAATTTAAGCCAGTCTTATAATCAAGCCAGCCAAGCTCTATTAACTTCTTGCCCATGTAAACATCGTTAAACACGACAGAAACACGCCTATGACCGTCCCGGTTTGACACATGCAACTTGCCCCTATATCCTACAAATCTAGCGAATTCTTCTAAGTGGAGTTGATCTCTGTCCTGTATCGACAACCTCAAAGCCCGAAACGTACCAGCCGACTTTGCCAAACAACCGTCAGCAAGCAAAAATCCAAGCCAATAGGCTTTCTCAGGCATATCGATATTGTCAAAGATAGTGCTGTTAATTGTATAGGATCTAACACCCACACTATGGCCTTTCAAATCGGCCTTCTTCATTAGCCTTCTAATGGTTTTAATACTGACATTTAGGGATTCCGCCATCGATTGCTGAGTAGCACCATTAGAGTGCATCTCTCTGATTCTGTCTATCATATCGATCTCCTATGGGTACTTTTATAAAATACACATACCGTGTACGTAATATATTTTTTAATAAAAGTACCAACTGAGTTTCTATTATTCTTAATATTATATCAAGCGATACCAAGCTATAACTTTGCCATATTCTGTCATATTTTTTAGTAGAAATACTAAGACGCCCCAGATTTCTCTGGGGCGTCTTGTGGCTTCCTTACTGTTTCTGAAAATCAGAACTCACAGGTTAGAAACATTAATTGTCGCATAGTACAGACCGCCATCTTCAATCAGCTTCTTACCATAACGGCACATGATGCCCTTCGATGGCGAGTAGCTGTTGGGGTCGAGAACCGTAGGGGTACTCAGCAGCGGAATATAAGGAGCATAGAAGTAGCCAGCATCCAGAACGCTTGATCCCTTGAAGCCCATCAGGATTTTGCAGTTAGGGAACAATGGGTCCTTGTAGAGGCGCATCTTGCCTTGGATTGTTCCAACGTTCATGATGCCGATGTCCACACCTTCGGTGTTCATGGCGTCTGAGGCGCGGAAGTCGTTGAGTTGCTCGAACTTCGATGCGATGTCGGCGCTCATAACCATCCAGTTAGCAGGGCCACGCAGGGTGGTTCTGTGGATGATGTTGGCAACTTCGAGTGACTTGTACATCAGGGCGATGTTACGGTCGGTGAAGTTAACCGAGGCACCAGCGGCGGTGGCGAAGTTGTGATCGGCGCGGATAGCAGCAGCAATGATGAGGTCATTGATGATTTCCCGGTCGATTTCGGCAACCATTTCGTCGGCCATGAGGTCGGTCAAGGTGCTCTCAGCGTCAATGTTGTGAACTGACTTGAGGTCTTGAGCGGCTTCGAGGCTCCAGGAGGTCTTCAGCTTACGGGTGATTGCGGAGACCGAATCACTGTCGATGCTGAGGGTGACTTCTGGCTGGAATGGGTTGGATTCCAGGTCGTACTCGTAGTTGATGCGAGCGATCGCGCCAACTGGGTAGATGCCTGCTGTGAGGCGGATGTTTACTTCGCCGGTGGCGTGGTTGAAGCTTGAAGAGGCTTCGTTGACTGCCAGATTAGCGGTGAAGCTACAGTCGCCGATGACAACCGTGTCGACTGCGCCGTCGGAGTCGAAGGTGACGCGGAGACATGGTGTTGGGTCGTTACAAGCTGGGCTTGCTCCGGCTTCGTCGGCGTAGACTTCTACGGCTACTGTACCGGCGAGTACTGGGCGGTGAGCCAGTGTTTGTTGGACGTGGTTGCGGTTCAGAATCGTACCGGTTTCACCCACAACTTGTTGTGAGGAGTAGTATGGGTCGAGAGCCCAGCCGTTGTTACGGGCGTAACTTTGGGCTGTGTTTTGGCGCATGATCTGTGTTCCGGCGACCGTTTGTCCCTTGGAGAGGGCGTAGCGATAGCGGATGTAGAAGATGAGCGATGCTGGCTGGCTCATTGGCTGGACACCGACCAGGTTGTCGGCGATCAGCTTTGGATATGATTTGCGGATGAGGGGGAGGGCAAACCGTGTGAAGTCAGCGATGTTCGATGTCGTGGTTTGGTCTTCCAGGATCATGGAGCGACGTTCTGGGTTCCAGGCGTTGAACTGGTTTTCCAGGATGCTTGCCATGAGGCCGAATTTGGCCTTAGGTACTTCTTTGCACTTGTTGAGGACTGAGGCCCATTTACCAACGAGTTGGTTTTTCTTGGACTCGTGGATGATGCTAGCCTTGTGGAGGTCCGTGGCGGCTCCAGCGATGGCTTGGCGGTTTTCGGTGAGGTGACGACGGCCTTGTGGGGCGCGTGATTGTGTTCTGGGTAGCATTTACTAACTCCGTACCTGTTCAGGAAAAAGTGTGTGAAATCGGATTCTAGTGTCAGACGAGGTCCGTGTCCATGTTTGCCGCGATGTCTAGGACTGTAATGTTACTGGTCGGTCGGACAGTTACGTTACTTTGTCTTGGCTTCGAGGCTGGACGGCGCTCTTGGCTTTCGAGAAGAGTGGCGCGAGTCGTTGTCGGTTTGCTTTGACGCACGGTTGGTTCCATTCGGCGGGGTGAGCGGTTTTCTACAACCGGTCTGCTCGCGTTTTGGAATTTAGCGTTTTCTGCGACTAGGGCTCGGTTCTGCTTCAGGGCTTTTTCGGCGATAGCTGTCTTACGATTAGCTTCGGCGACTGCTCTGTTGCGTTCTTCTGCAAGTTGCTGAGCTCGACGGTTGGCTTTTTCCAGAGCGGCGGCGGATTGTCCATTTGCAATACCATTCAGCTGTACGCCTTCGAGCAGTGCTCGAACGCTCTTGAGCTTGGTCATTGCTTGGGATTCGCTTAATGCCGACATTTTAGCCAGCTGGGTCTCGATCGCAGCGGATTTTGTCTCACAGAAAATCTGGAGACGACGGGCTAGCTCACGCTTGTGGGCTTCCGTTTCTTCGACGCAGACCTTCTTGGTTTTTTCAACTGTGCTATTAAAATTAGCAGCAAATTGCTCTTGAAGACCTGTCTTGTATCTGTCCAAAGATTCAGCAATCGCATTTACCAATTCAGGCTTGCAACCAGACTTGGAGAGCAACTCTTTGATCTTATCCATTATCAGCTCCTATAGGGACCAGTTTAGCTTATTTTTGCCGAAATCCCTAAAAATATTCATACTCGGCACAATAGTCATATAGTATTTTTTTCTCAATCATCATCGTCTATGTCATCATCACCAGTATAAGCAGCCTTCATATCCTGCAAAATCTTACCAATCTGATCCATAGCATCAGCCACAGCACCACGATCCTTCAACTTATCCAACATAGCAGCCTTCAATGCTGAAAAATCACCCTTCAACGTTGCCTTCATCCTATCTGGAACTACACCATACACACCATCCAAAGTAGCAAGATTATCAACATGCTGCTCAGCAACATCATCAGGACACTGCAAAACCCGCTTGATAATCCTCTTCGCACCCTTCTGCAAATTAATAAACTTTAATTGCTTCTCCTTTTCATCTGACTTCTTAACAACATTCTCCTTAACATGCTTAACTAAATCAGCAGATAAGCCAGACTCACCCGCCACAATAGAATCATACACAGCCTTGGAAATATAATAGTCCTCACGATACGGAATATAAGCATATTTATGAAGAGCCGGCTCATCCAAAAACCGTTTCATAAACCTATCATACACAATGTTCATATCATCAGAATACCCAGAAAAATTCAAAAATGCTGGAGCATCACCATGTCTATCAACATAATCAGTTAAACAATTAATCATAACACTGTAAACAAACACCTCATTCTTTAAACCAGTCTTATCAAAATTTTCTATCACATTAGGTTTATTACCCCAAGTTAACCCCATACCAACAGAACCAGGATACTCACTCAAAATGGCCCTAAACAACTGGGACATTCTAGGGGGATCATTAGTTATATTCACTTTATAATAAGGACTTTTAGCCCCAAGCTTCGGATCTCTAAAGACATAGTCATAATCACCATTCTTGATAATGGGCTCTATACCCAGGCTTTTTAACTTCTGCGGATCTCGATCAAACACTTCATTAAGAACAAGGCTTACTTTTTCATTGAATCTCATAGCGCACCCCAACATGGTTCAAGTATAAAATATTTTCACAATCAAACCATAACGGCGACAAGACTACATTATCAGCTCTTATAAGATGAACACTTAATAGCAAACCCAACAACAAGTATACCCACAATGAACCAACCAATCAGTTCTACTATCAGCCTGATGCACAGCATAGATCACCCCTCGCAAAGCACATCAAAATGTAACGTACTTGATATTTGAAAAGCAAAACTGGTGCCTCTGCCCAGAAGTCAAATGTCCCTGCCAACCATCAGGAATATAGCAAGTCGTGTCAGCCTTACCTAAAGCAGAAGCAAGAACAGCCTGACCACTAAATGAACACACAAAATGATGACAACTATGGATAACGTCAGCATAGTGCATCAACGAATCAACATCAACATGTCCATTAACGGAGAACTCATTATTCACAACCGTGGTAACCTTGCGCTTAAAAACAGGGCTCACTACAAGCTTACCCGGGAACTGCTCCCGAATCATCTCGTTGAATCGCAACGGTATGCTTTTAGAACCACTCACACCACTAATATCTATGACAATTATATCCTTAAGCTCATCAATAAAATTGGGCTTGTAATATAACTTGCAAAGGTCATTCTTAGGGGCAAAACCATGAGCGATCTCTTGATTAAAAACAATGTTTTTATGAGGTACTAGCCTCTTATCATACATGCAACTACCGATATTATGCGGTTCTTTCGATATGCCTTTAACAAATGGATTTGTCCCCCACACTAGGTCGTATATCTCCGGACTCCTATAGGCATTAGCTTCTGAGACGTAAAAATCCCATCCACGATCAGCGTATAACTCCGGCAATGTGCTGTATTGAAGATTATCTCCGAGGCCACCCCAAGGCTGAAACAAGATTTTATTCATATATCCTTCTTTGGTCTTAGAGACATTCTAGTAGTATTTACATATAGCCGAACAACATAAGGGACCAAAAAATGAACAATATACCAGCTAATAGAGAGACCTGCGAAATCTCTTTGAATATCCTAAAAAGAATGCAACCATGGGGGGTAAAAAACTCGCCATATGCTTATAACCATATAGTTCCTGCCTCTACACTAAGCCCTTGGTATAGCGATATAGAATTCATAGAAATCTATTCCAAAATAGGCATAAACTACACCCTCGTCGACCATTATAGGTGCTATGAACTCTGGACGCTAGCAAAGCAGACCCACAAGATACCAGGTGTAATCCTTGAAGTTGGTGTATGGAGAGGAGGCTCCGGGGCTCTTCTAGCCAAAGCCGCACCCGACAAAAAAGTATACTTGGCAGATACGTTTAGTGGGGTCGTCAAGGCATCCAGTAAAGACTTAACTTACATTGGTGGAGAACATTCTGATACTTCTAGAGCGACAGTCCAGACAATACTGGACGAATTAGACATTACAAACGCGGAGGTGCTAGTTGGCGTATTTCCCGACGACACTGGGCATATGATTTCAGAAAATATAGCGCTATTACATTGTGATGTAGACGTCTTTGAGTCAGCAAGAGACATTACGCAATGGTGCCTGCCAAAGCTTTCAGTCGGTGGTATACTCGTATTTGATGACTATGGGTTTGAACAATGCAATGGAATAAGCTTACTTTGTGATATGCTTAGAGAAGATGAGAATTTACTGTTTTTATATAATCTAAATGGGCATGCGATATTCATTAAAATTAAATGATGATCTTTACAAAACATAATTTCTTACCACCATACTTTTTAATATATCCGAACTGCTCTGCATAAGCGTTCTCAGTTGTGCTAAGCCTTTTAGCCCTAGAGTACAAGGTCTTCTTATGCATCACCCATCCATTCTGATCCACATACCAATAATCAGAGTCAACTTCGTGGTGCATTTTAAAACCCAAAGACTTATAGACAGCTCCAGTATGTCCAACTGTGGTGTCACAATAGCTCACTATATTATCACAGTCCAAATGCTTAAAAGTCTTAGACAGGAAATAACTAGCCAGATTGTGCTTTTGATAACTTGGATGGATACAAAGCCTTGCCAATTCTAAGCTTTTACCATCGAACTGATGACCAATATTCTGACGGACCAAGTTAGAATAAACGGCACAAGCCACAAGCTCATCACCCAAAAAAGCTCCAAAGCATTTGCCTGACCTTCCTTTCCCAATGTAATGGTAGGCATCGAGGAAGCTATTCAAGGACTTCGCTGATACATCATCAGATATTTTAAGATCCTTAAAATCGAAATCGTTCACCTTAACATCAATGCCAAACTTGGACTTAAGCCTCCCGAGTACCTTATCCTTAGCATAAAACTCATGCTCCCAGATATACATTATCTCATATTCTGGAAAATACTTCTCGATATAGGTGAATTTAGCCTTATCTCTGGCAGGTGCTCTTTCTAGTGTATGCCAATAGTCACCCTGGCATTCAATCAATAGCCTCTTATACCTCGTAGGGACCATACAATCGAAGACATATGGCCCTATCACTGTATTTGGACCCTCTTTGTGATAGGCGATATTCAAATCATCTAGAAACTTGTAGAGTAACCTCTGAATATTACTCTCTCTAGGCTGATTAGCCCTAGCAACAGCCATTTTGGACTTCACATCTTCAGTATATCCTGATGATTGCTTGGCTCTGTAGCCATCATTATTCCATAAAACTTTGCTCTGTCTACTCTTTAATTCAGAATAGTCTTCTCTTTGCCAAGCCAATTTTACGGATTCTGATAGCATCTTTATTCTCTGTGTATCAGACCATATCTTCTTTGATATTTCCGATCTTCTGTCTTTGGATAACTCTTTTTTAGCAGACATTTGGTCCCTATAACTGCTATCAGCCCACCTCTCTTTAGCTAATTCTGATAGTATCTTTTTACCCTCTTCAGACGGGGTATTGTGTACCACAATGAATTTTCCATCCTTATGCCCCTGAACCATAGCACAATGATGGCATCTCCAATCTTTAAACCTTCCAGCCCTAAATAGCTGCTCCTGTGTCTTACCACAATCAATGCAAGTATAAGTCACTATTTCGTTTGTCTTCATCTCATGCTTCTGCTTAACACATGACATGCATATATGCTCTGGCTTTCTTTTAGCCACTTGATATAGCTGGCTTCTAGGCTTATTGCATTTTTCGCAGACGACAATAATTTTGTCTTTATTTTTCGCTATTTCTACCGATGATTTTGAAAGCTGCCAATCTATCATATAAGTGCTCCTTATTATATTTATAATACAAGGAGCTGCCAAGCTACGGATTATATGAAAAAGGCCAACAGTTTCCTGTTGGCCTTGGGCCTAGGATAAAACCCTAGGGGAGGAATTATTTAACACCAAAATACTTGTTGATCTCTTTAACAAGCATGTCCTGGTATACTTCTGGTCTAAACATCGCCTTCTTCTCTTGGATAGGACGTACTCTTTTTTGCAGTCCTTCTGAGATGTTTAGAATAGCACCAGTTACTGATGGTTCAGCGACAACATCCCACGTCACGAAAGAATACCCTGGCAGCACTCTGTAGATCTCTTTGCCATTGTGTTCGACAATTTCCATATCGCCGACACCGCGAGAGGAGATCCCAACTTGAATCTTGTGCTCAAACAGTCCCCGCAGGCATGCACCCAGTGGTAGTTTGTGCAGCACTTCTGCTTCACCGTATACCTTTTTGCCTTCCATCCAGATTTTAGTCATAAGGTGACTAATGCGATCTAGGTGGATTTTGGCGTCTGCTGGGTGGTCGTATTCGCCCATCACTGATCTTCTTGAGATATCCTCTTGGATGTCTCTTACAGCTGGGCCTAGCACATCGTTAGAGCTGTATACTCTACCGTTGGCATTTTCGTTATCGCCCATTTGGATGAGCCCGGTGATTTTCATCACTTGGTGCTCACGTCCATTTGAGTCTTCTGCCATCACTTTTTTCTGGTCAAGCACTTGGAATGGGTAAGTGTCTTGCATCAGGGAGTAACCAGCAGGAATCATGCCGGTTTCGGCTATCAGCCGCCGATCAATTGATCGGCGGTTTGCGTTTCTTGAGCGGATCATTTTTTGCCACCTTTTCTTGCGAATGGTGGGTTTGATCCTTTGCCATCATCGGTTTTAAGATCAGGACCCATGCCCTCTAGCTTGTTACCGTTACCTTTTTTGCCGATGGCGTGTTTTGGTACTTCACGGCGATCAGCGTTTGCGACTTTGTTGTAGCCGCCTTCTGATGGAGCTGTGATGTCCATATCTTCGGCCAGACCTTCATCGTCGTCGTCAGACTCGTCATCGTCATCAGACTCTTCGTCTTCGTCTTCTTCGTCGTCAGACTCATCATCTTTATCGAAGTCAGGCATTTCGTCGCCATCGAGGTCTTTCTTGACTTCGATCGTGTCGTCAACTGGCTCGATCTCGACTGCGTCTACTGGCTTCATTTCGTCCATGTCTTCGTCATCAATATCTTCGTCATCGACGTCGATATCTCCAGACAATTCCACTTTCATTGAACCATTCTTGCCAGTGGTAATAACTGCCATAGCTTCGTTGAGAGCCTGATCTTCTTCAGAGCTGGTACCACGGAGTTGTTCGACCGATTCGGTTAGCCATCTCGTGAAGGCAGAAGAGTCGCCTTTAGCCAGACCAGCTGAAGCCAGAGCACCCTTGACGAGCTTGGCAGGAATCGGGATTTCAGCACTGATACCATCTTCGCTCAGGATTACAGGCTGAATCGAACTAGCTGAACCACCGTGATCAAGGATGAAGTTAACACCGTTGATCATGCCCATGGCTGCATCTTCTTGCCGCTCAAGCCAAGTGATCTTGCCTTCTGAAGCGACACCCCTCTTGGACTTGCTAGCTGTCATGCCAGCTCTGCCGTAACCAGCCTTCTTCATACGGGCTGATTTGTACTGGTCTTCTGCGAAGCCATCATCTTCGTCACCTGGATGCACCGGAGGAGGCGTTCCATCTGCGCGACGGGCGAACAAGTCTACCAAGTTACCAGTTTCCAAGGCGTTATATATGTCACGGTCGAGAACAATATATCCACCCTTGACAATTTCATCCCAATCATAGCCATATTTCTGAGCTAACTGTCTGCCTGTCTTAGTGCCGACTTTGACGTATCCCTTGTCGTACGAGTCCCCATAGCTGGACCAGATTTTTTCGAAGACGTCATATTCTTCCATGTCATTTGAAAGCTGATCGTCGCTTTCTTTAACCGTAGCGAAAGGATTGCCATCAGATTCTTCGTCAGATTCTTCGTCCGAATCTTCGTCGTCCTTGTGCTTCTTGCCGAACGGCTTGGCAGCACCTGGGAACGGAGCCTTGGCTTCTGAAATGAAAGTCTGGACGGCTTGCTCGATAGCAGCTTCCATTCTAGCTTCTGGAACTCTCAGGCCAACAGCTTCGATGCTGGCTTCAGCCATGTCATCAAGATTTTCAGCAAGATCTCTGCCAGTGAGGTTATGCTCAACAGCCAGACGTCGCATCAAGCCAACAACACGGTCCAGGTCAGCTTCATCTTTAATGACTGGCGAACCATATTCCATCAGATAAGAAGACTTGCCCTTGCCTGAGAAGGCATATGGGTCATTCGACTCTTCAATTTCGTGATCAACTTCTTCTGTATCATCCGAAAGATCATCATTTTCATCGTTCATCTCATAATGAAGCGGACGCGATTCATTAAGTGAGCTGAAACGATTACGTGATTCGAAACGAGGTGGTGCCGGGGCTGCTGGAGCTGCTGGAGCGCCTGCTGCACCTGGGCCTGCTGGAGCTGGGGCCGGAGCTGGAGCCGGAGCTGGAGCTGGAGCTGGTGCGAATTCTTCCTCGCCGCCGAGCATAGAATCGAGTTCATCGTCTTCTGACGGTGGCATCTCTGGATCGAGCTCTTCTTCCTCAGCACTACCGCTTGATCCACCGATTTGGATCAGAGGGCTGTTGATGTTAATGATTGGTTGGCCTTTTCCGCCACCATTCGAAATAGCATCAACTGGTGCGTTCATTCCACCACCTGCGCCACCCATGTCGCCCATGTCGCCAGGCATTGAATCGAAGTCTTTGAGTGATTCTGATGCTGACAATTCTTCTTGAATTGTGGCGATCAGGTCTTCTGCTTCGTAGATCGCTGAATCATCAAAGTCTGATCTCTTCAAGCGTGAGATGAGGCTCATCAGCTTGCTTGAAAGGTCATGCGATTCTTTGATTTTTGGCGTTTTGTCGCGGAGGACTTGGAGCGTCGTGGCGAGTGATTCAGCAGCGACTTGGCGGTTGCTGATTGCTTCGAACACGAGGTGGAGGAATTTATTGTATGAAGCTTCGAAGTTTTTGGATTCTGATAGAATCTGAACGTTTTCTGCGAGCACTGGGTGTTCGGCGTTTCTCGCGATTGCTTTCCACTCTTTTACAATCTTGTTCTTACTGACTTTTAAGTTAGTCTTGAAGAAGAGTGTTGATGTGTCGTCACAGAGTTGTTGGTTAAATACACCTTGTGTTGCAAGAGTGTTCTCGATCAGTGTCGAGACTTGTTTCCTGTTTAACAGTGTGAATTCTTCCATTTCCATCAGGAATGGTGCGAGCGTCTTGATTGCGTTCTCAATTTTGTTTTCAGCAATCATGTTGGAAACTGCGAGGATTCTTTCCTGGAATCCTTGGCTTTGGTAGGCGGTGTTTGCTACGTCTCGCATCTTGCGAGCTACCAGTTTGCGGGTTGCCCATTTGGTGACTGGAAGTCTAAAGCGTTGACCGTCGTTGAAGTATCCGGCAGTTACCTGACCGTTTTCGACGATTACTTTATCTTGCAGACTTTCTACGATAGTTGAAACGAGCTTGTCTTTAACTGATTCGTTAAAACCGTCTTGGCTTACACTGATATTACGGATAATACCGTCTCTTGTGCGGACCACACCCGAAGCTGGGACTGTTCGTCCGCTAAATCTTTGGGCTTTCATTCTGCCAAAGGCAGATGACATTTTGCTCTGATCGTTTTCTTCGATTGCATTGACTAAACGCAAGCAGGAGTCTTCGAATAATCCGGCTTTTTCACCTTCAACGACCTCAATAGAACGAATATTGCTGATAGCAATACGGCCTTGATCTTTTGTATGCGATGCTACAAAAAATTGATTGTCATTGACGTCTTCAATGAATAAATCTTTAGAGCGAAGAGCGGCTAATCGCCACTGTTTGCCCGCCAATTTACCCATCTCTTCGACCTTTTCGGAGAAGAATGAAACTCTTGCTTGAGCGCTATCGTTCAACGCACTCAGAAACTTTCGGCTATCCATTTTGATACTTGAACTAGCCATAGTATTCTGATTTTGTGCCATGTTATGACCCCTTATGCTTGCATGCATATTAAACTACTCATAAATTTGCCGAGAAACCAACCATATGTCTCTCCGGCCAGACCCGTTTACCCAACTATCGCAGGTAGATCATCATCAGTAATATCGCCCTCTTCTACCTCAGGCTTAGCGGCATTCTCCATTAAAACATCATAATTCTCCCTGATAGCGTCATTTCTCTCACCCTCATCAACAGACCAACGGACCAAACAACTCTCAGAACGACTAGGATCATAAATATCCAAACCATCATTCAGATACCTCTCCCTAGTCAAACCATCAAATTCCTTAGTATTCAACATGAACTCATATGCATTATTAAAGGACTGCTCTTCATCCTTATAGACCTCTTTATTCTGACGCTTAGTCCAAGACTCCATGATTTTACGTCGCCTGTTACGATCCCTGGTCTTAGCCATCTCATTAATCAGACGACGATTAGCAGACTGGTCAAGCCCATACAAGCCTTCAGGCAACCCACCCTCAGGAGGAGCACCAGCTTCAGGACCACCAGCCGCACCAGCCTCAGGAGGAGCACCACCAGCCTCACCACCCTCAGGAGGAGCACCCTCAGGACCCCCCTCAATGCCGCCCAAATCATCACCGCCCCCAAGATCAGCCATTCCACCGCCCATCCCACCACCGCCGCCAAAGCCGCCACCACCACCGGCAGCCTCATCAGCCTCAACATCCTTAAGCTCTTCAATCTCATCAGGAGACAAATCAGTAAAATGAGTAACGATCCATTCCTTAGGAAACCAGCCCAAATCCTTTAAATCATTCATAACAGAAGCACGAGTCTGCCAAGTCTCAATCCTATAAAGCTCCTCCAAAGCAGAGCCAGCAGAAAACATCAGCTCAAAGCCCTTCATATCATCCACAGAATAACCGCGCAACGCAAGGTGAACAATGGCAACCTTAGTTAAGCCATTAACACCCTCACGCTGCACCCACTGAACAGCCTTAGCAAACTCAGAGCTGGACTGCGATAACGACTTATCGTTAGCCTCACCAGCACCATCGCCAATCCCGACTCTCGCAAACGGGATCTTCATGGGAGCAATCATCTTCTTCTTGAAATACTCGATATCCTTAATCTGATCAAGATTCTCAGCACCAGGCATCACCTCAATATCAGGGCCAGAACCATCAGGACGACGTGGTAAAAAGAAATCATCCTCCTGGATCAACGGAGAATATCGTTCATCAAAAGCACCGGTGGTCGGATTATAGAACCGCTGCCTCTTAAACGTCCTAGCAACCATCTGCATGTACTCAGGGACTTCCTTAGGAGGAATGTTACCGACAGGAATCACGAACTTTCTTTTCTCAGGAGCTCTAGTGATTCTATAAATCAAAGCAGCATCTTCCATCAACCGCAACTGCTTAAAAGCCTTCCTACCGCCATCAAGAAGGCTTCTACCATAAGGGTGATAGATGTTTTCGAAGCTCGTGAGACGTAAATGCATCACCTGCCAAGGATGCAGAAACTGTGGTTTTGGGAAGAGAGCATCCATAAAGAAGAAACCGATTAGGTCACCATACCTAGTCTCAATTCTTGTAAAATTGTAGACGTTCATGAACCGCAATGAGCTAACGCCACCACGGTTTTGGTCTAATACTATTTCAAACGGGGCGTCGCCATATTTGCAGAGGTATCTCATAGTGGGACGACAAAAATTATCCCATCTTAGTATGTTATAGAATAAGTCTTCTAATTCTTTTTTAAGCCTTTTATTTTTAGCTTTTATGACTAGCGTGTGCTTTCGTTCACTATCAACTAGGGAAGCTTCATCGGCGTATAAGTCCAGGGCAAGACTCACTTCGCCAGTTTGATCCATCTGCTCGTAGTCTTTGTATCGTTCAAGCCTATTTATCTGGAGATTTGTCTGATCAAGGATAGCAGCTTGGGAACTGAAATCCAAGAACTCTCCGCCAGTAGTAAGCTTGTCTAAACTAGACTGATCCTGGAATATTTTATCTGCTCTGAAAACGTTCGCAGATTTGGTCAGCGCGCGTATTCTGTCAAAGACAAGCCAATTACTAGGCATCGAAAAATCCCCGTATGTATTGTTAATATATATTTACAAGGAGTCGCTGAATATGATCAATTGGAACAAGACCCATCATAAATTTGGATACAGGTCCCTAATAGACCTAAAAGGAATCAAGCGACCATTAGTAGTATGTGAATGCGTACGGTGCAAAAAAGAAAAAGATATCCAGCTACGATCAAAACAAGGCTTTGTATGGACCTGCCCAGCCTGCATATCACTATCCAGAAGCGACAAAATATCAGAACAATTAAAATCCAATTGGCAAGACAAAACATATCGAGCGAACCAGCTAACAAAAAAGAATCAAGAAGACTATAGAAAGAACCAATCTGACCTGTCGAAGGAACGCTGGAAAACCGAAGAATACGCATCCAAGCTAAGGACTGGAATCGATCAGGAAAGACTTAAAGAAGATAAATTTAAAATCTTAGAGTCCACCAATTGGCAACAGCAAATAACAGTGAGATGCCTTACCTGTGGCTTTGTAAATTCTTTAACGCCACAAAGGCACTTCGATAATCAATACTGTCCAAAATGCCATATAAGCAAGGGACAAAGAGAAATATCAGAATGGCTGTCTTCTTTAGAAATACCACATACCATAAACGACTGGAATATATTAAAACACAAAGAACTAGATATATTCTTACCAAATCACAATATAGCAATAGAGTATCACGGATTATACTGGCATTCCGAAAGTATAAATGGCTCTAAAAACATTAAAGAGAGCCACCAGTCAAAAGCAATCGCCTGCAGGGATAAAAACATCAGATTATATCAAATATTCGAGCATGAATGGTCAAAACAAAAAGATCTAGTAAAATCGATGATATTGTTAAACATTTTATCACCACAAAAGATAGATGCACGTAAAACCACATTCAAAAAATTACAGAATAACGAAGCAAAACGATTCTTCGAAGCCAATCATTTGCAGGGTCACAGAAACGCTAAACATATATATGGGTTGATTTACGATAAAGAATTAGTGATTGCTATATCATTTAACGAAATCAAGAGAGCTGAATATGAAATCATACGCCTAGCCAGCAAGCAAGGCCATATGATCAGAGGTGGTGCTAGTAAACTTATCGCTAATTTCGATAAGCTTTTTAACAGTCCGATAATCCATACATTTGCTGATTTAAGGCACTCGCAAGGCACAGTGTATAAGACTCTGGGATTTTTGGAATTATCTGTAACGCCACCTGGGTATTTTTATTATCATCCGAACGGTAACGTAATCTTATCACGCCAACAATGTCAGAAGCACAAACTTCATAAATTATTAGAGAATTTTAATAACGCTGCTTCTGAAACTCAGAATATGTTCAATAACGGGTTCAGACGAGTTTGGACAGCGGGAAATATTAAATTCATTAGACCTAAACTCATCTCATCCTAACCCAGACGTTTTTATCAGTCGCTTTATTCTTTCTGTAGAGGACATTTTCGATCGCGTTGTAATAGTAGTCGCTTCTGTGGGTTTCTGGGTCTGGTTCGAAAGCTGTGGGCTGAACTATGTGTGCTCCATGCTTTTCTAGAAACCACACACAGTCTCCGCGACTATAGTTCAATCTGCGACGGTTGAGTATGTCAGTCAAAAAGTCACTCTGTGTGGCTATCTGGGCTTCTGAGAAATCAACAAAGGCACCAACGCCGAATGGTTCACCAAACATGAGCAACCTCCCCCACTACGATATTATTTAAGGTCATCAGATTGTGCCGTTTGGGACTGACTTGGCAATATTGCATGATTGCTCCTTAGGACATCCTCGGGGTGAAGTTTACGGTGTAGAGGCTTGATCATTGTAGACGAGGAGGTCCTTCGTTTAACATATACCAATCTCTAATTGCTCCGTACCCGTACCCTACCTTGGTCCACGCAAATAGTTTTCTATCACTTCGGATGGCATATGTGCTTTTAATTGGACCTAGGAAATTCCCGGTTGAAAGGCCAACACTTATTTTGCTCCAATCTTGACCTAATCCAAGAGTAGTTTGGACTGGCGAAGACCTGCTAAAATAATCACCTACTCCCATCGTGTCTCCACCATAAGAGTTTCCACTATTCCCACCCCACATCAGTATAGAATTAAAACTGAAGTATTGCTTTTCCATGTATACGTCGCTTAGGTCGACTGTCGCGTTATTGTATGTGAACTTGTAACCGCTTGCCATTGTTCATTTTTCCTTTAATAATTTCCATCAGCGATAGCAGCAGTATGACCAGGACTACCAGATTGCGCAGATGCTGAAACACTTTTCCAAAAGTTTCCGCGCATAACAGTTTGAACTGGACTAGACCTACTAGTGATTGAATCATCACCCAAATTAGCATATTGATTGTAGCCCCATGACCATAGACTACCATCGGTTTTGATAGCAGCGGTGTAACCACCACCACATGATAATGATCTCCATGCACTCCCACCAGCTACAGTTTGCACAGGCGAAGACCTGCTGATTAGCGTATTATCACCCAATCGCCCATTGCCACTACCACCCCACGACCACAAAGTACCATCAGTTTTAATAGCAGCACAGTGGTTATGTCCGACCGAGACACTGCGCCAATTAGAACCACCAGCTATGGTCTGGACAGGCGAACTTCTACTAGTTATAGTGTTATCACCCAATTCACCGCTAGTTCCCAGACCCCAAAGCCACAATGTGCCGTCAGATTTAATCGCTGCTACGGTGCAACTAGTCGTATTACTACCCACCGAAATACTATTCCAATTAGAGCCTCCCGTTATAGTCTGTATAGGTGAACTTTTATTAACGATGGTGTTATCACCAAGTTGGCCTTTGTTATTTAACCCCCATAGCCACAATGTACCGTCAGTTTTTATAGCAGCAGTCACCTTATAACCACATGATACTTGCTTCCAATTATTCCCACCAGTCACTGTTTGAACCGGTGATGAACGATTAGTGACTGTATTAGAACCAATTTGGCCAGAACCACCGTTGCCCCATAACCATAGCCTCCCATCGGTCTTTATAGCAGCACAATGGACTCCGGCAGCAGAAACCGCACGCCAATTAGAACCACCGGCGACAGTCTGCACCGGCGAAGATTTAGAAACAACTGTATTATCGCCAAGTGACCCAGTATCATTAGTACCCCATCCCCATAATGTACCATCAGTTTTAATAGCTAAGGTATAGTTAGTACCGCATGATGCTTGTGCCCAATTACTGCCTCCTGTCACAGTTTGAACCGGCGAACTTCTGGTCGTATTTGCGTTATCTCCCAACTGGCCAGCACTATTATTTCCCCACATCCATAACGCTGGTGTTTTCACACCTGGCGCTAAATTTGGGTAAACATCGATAATATAATCCTTGGTTACCAATCCCTTGCCACCAATGTCAGTGCTCACATCCACAAACTTAGTTGTGATATCAGGCATTATACGACCCCCGAATCGGGTAAACCAGGATTAGCAGGCTCCTCAAGATTCTCAGGCTTCTCAATAATCTTAACAGCGATCAAATCATCCAGACTATAACAATTATCGACCTCAGCGTGCTTATTAAATTCCCAATCATATACACTCTGCACATGTTCGTCAATATGAAGGATCATGAGCTCTAAATCCAAATGGTTTACAAGTGCCCATCCTTCATTAAATTTCCAATTGATGAAGTCATTCCCTGTGGTCGCTAGCTTAGATGATATCAATGACCTTGTCTCTCTGCTTGTCGAGACTGAGACTGTTTCGAAAAGCTCGGCTTTGTCATTTATTATGGGTATTGGTATTTGTATAGTTGTTGTTTCTTTAGCGTATCTGATTGTTGTGATATTTTCTTTTAAGATGCCTTTTGCTATGTTTAGGTCTAGTGGTCTTGTGTAGTAGTTGGCTATTACTTTGTCTTCTTGTATGTCGTAGGTTGGTCCGTCGTAGCATTGTATTCTCGGGTTTATTGGTGGGTATGATACGAGGTATTTTAGTATTTTGGTGTCTTCGTCTATCGTTATGGGGACGTTTTGTTCGTCTGATGGGTATATTGTTTTGTTGATTTCTAGGTCTTGTAGTTCTGAGTTCAGTCTACCGACGTACCATTTTTCGCTGGTGATCGTTACGTTGTTTTTGTGAACTATCGCGTACATTCAAGCTTCTCCTTAGATATTTTGCTGAATAGCACCAGTAAAATGCCAGCCGCATGTTACTTGCGACCATTTCTTGCCACCAAATGTCTGCACGGGTGAAGACTTGTCCACTGTTGTGTCATCACCAAGCATCCCTATTGCCTGAGTCCCATAAATGTATAGATTATTATTGCCCCACATCCATAGCGTACCATCTTGTTTAATGGCTGCTGTGGTCGAATGACCTTTTGATACTTTATGCCAATTCGTACCACCGCTTACGGTCTGAACTGGTGAGGACCTTGTTATTATAGTATTATCGCCAAGTTGACCATAAGCATTACTACCCCACATCCACAATGTTCCGTCAGTCTTCACAGCCGCAGTTGATCCTCTAACATCAAAATAATACCCATTCCCGCTATTACACGAGACTTGCTTCCAAGTAGTCCCACCGGTGATGGTCTGGACCGGACTAGATGTACCAACTGTGGTATTAGTACCAAGATTTCCGGTAAAGTTTGGTCCCCATAACCATAACGTACCGTCTGTTTTAACAGCAGCTGTATAAGTACCACTACATGATACTTGTTTCCAAGTAGTACCACCGGTTATAGTCTGAACTGCTGAAGATTTGCTTACAACGGTATTATCACCAAGCTGTCCATTATCATTGTAGCCCCATAACCATAACGTACCATCAGTTTTTATAGCTGCCATATGGGTTTGCCCACACGCTACTTGTTTCCAAGCACCACCAGCCATGGTTTGAACTGGCGAAGATTTTGGCACAACAGTATTATCGCCAAGCTGACCCAAATCATTTCTGCCCCAAGCCCAAAGTGTTCCATCAGTCTTAATAGCAGCAGTAAAACCAACACCACACGCTACTTGTTTCCAAGTAGTTCCTCCAGTTATCTCCTGGGTTGGTACGGAAACACTCGTGTAAACATTGGCGGGGTATGGGAGTGCCTGACCGTTGCCTATTTGACCATATTCATTTGATCCCCAGCTATACAATTTATTATCTGCAGTAATGGCAGACATGCATGATGCATATCCATTCCTAACGCCTGAACATGAAATTTGCGTCCAATAATAATCGTTTATGACCGTAGGTACTAATACTACATGATTTGTATATTGATATCCTTGGCCGAATATTCCCCAGACTCTTTGCGCGAAATTTTTGCCCCACATCCATATCTGCCCGGTTTGCCTCACATGTTGATCAACAATGTCAGCGTCAGTGAAGTAAAAATTATTGAGATTTACACCGCCTGAATAGAATGGCATTATACACCACCAATCTCAGTAAGACCAAGGGCAACCAAAACATCCCCAAAAGTGCACAACTCGCCGATCTTATCAAAACCCACAATATTACTACTCACAGCAATATTGCTAACAAAATCACACCTCACATAATACAAAAGAATCGAGCCTCCAGACTCCGTGCCCCCCAATAACTCCATCGCAGCAAGGCTCTCCCTCATACCCTCAGTAGCAGCCAAAGACAAACCCCAATACAAGTCACCAATGCTATTCGCAAGATTCACATTAAAAACCGAACCAGGCAACAGCTGCCCAGCAATCCCATCATATTGAGCCTTAACAGCATCAACACACACCATATGATATTGATAAGGAGTGACGGTTGTAGCATCTTCCAGATCAACGTGGCTACCAGCAATAGCAGCCGCCTCAGCAGCTACCCTAGCCTCAGTGATCTCAAAAGCCTTAACATGCTCCTGAAGAAAATTCCTGATGACTTGATTCACAAAAGACTGTATTGTCTGCCCAGAATCACTAGACCAACCATGATTAGAAGCGACCGCATTGAGTACACGATCAGTATCAGACTCAGGAATATACACAGAAAGAACAGCCATTACTTCACGAACCTTTCAACAAGAGCCTCAAGAAGTTTAATTCTCTTATCTTAATCTTTGATCGCCGCATTGAGTACACGATCAGTATCAGACTCAGGAATATACTCAGAAAGAACAGCCATTACTTGACAAGCCTTTCAACAAGAGCTTCGAGCAGTTTAATTCTCTTATCCTGATCTTTGATCGCCTCAATCAATACAGCAATAAGATTACCATACGCAACCGACTTCAAACCTTTATGCGTCAACACTACCTCAGGTATGATATCCTCGACTTCTTGAGCGATCATACCGATACCATGTCCACCAGATTCAATCCAATCGAATTCCACACCACGCAAGTTATTCACTTTGTCAACTGCACCAGTAATAGTGGTGATATTATTTTTCAAAGTCCGGTCAGACAATGCTGTGATACTGCCACCAGCAGTAAGATCGCCAGTGGAGGGATTAAAATAAAGTTTTGAAGATGATGTATTAGCTGTAGAGACTGAACCAGACGTGGCATTAGTAAAAATAAGATATCGCGTAGCATTTGAAGACGTATCATCAGCAACTGTCAAGCCACCTGTGATATCAGTGAGGAAGGCAACTGTCTCACGAGTAGTCGATGGTGTGAATAAAAGTCTAGTACCGTTGAATTCCATATTGCCAGCAGCCGCAGCCGTCATATTCGTACCACTGGTGAACCTCAAAGGTCCCGTGGTAGCGTTACCAGCAGCAAGATTGACTGTCTTGTTAGATAAAGTCTCAATACCAGCTAGCGTCGCCAAGGTACCAGCAGTCGGAAGTGTGATTGAAGTGGTACCGGTGGCTGTTAATGTGCGGGCAAAAGCCCCAGCATGAGTAACGTTACCGGCCATTGTTAACGTAAAGCCGGTATTCGCTATACCTGTACCGCCGTACTGACCTGGGATTACGTTACCATTCCAAGTCGTGTTGGTCGACATGGTTTTATTAGTAAATGATTCTATGCCAGCTAGCGTCGCTAAAGTCCCAGCAGTTGGTAATGTAACTGATGTAGTTCCAGTAGCTGTAAAAGTCTGAGTAAAAGCCCCAGCATGACTGACGTTACCAGCCATAGTAAGAGTAAAACCAGTATTCGCTATACCTGTACCGCCGTACTGACCTGGGATTACGTTACCATTCCATGTCGTATTAGTCGACATGGTTTTATTAGTGAATGATTCTATGCCTGCTAATGTAGCGAGAGTCCCAGTAGTTGGTAAAGTGACCGATGTTGTGCCAGTAGCTGTTAAAGTTTGGGCGAAAGCCCCAGCGTGACTGACGTTACCAGCCATCGTTAACGTAAAGCCGGTGTTCGCTATTCCTGTACCGCCATACTGGCCGGGGATGACGTTGCCATTCCAGGTCGTATTGGTCGACAATGTTTTATTGGTAAACGATTCAATACCAGCTAGCGTCGCTAAAGTGCCGGTGGTCGGAAGAGTAACTGAAGTGTTAGCCGTAGAGGTTAAGGTCGTGGTAAAAGCACCAGAAGTGGTTAAATTTCCGCCAATTGTGATAGTTTTTCCAGTGTTTGCTGCCCCAGTTCCACCGTATTGACCTGCTACTACTGCCCCGCTCCATGTACCGGTTAAATTACTGTCAAGGTAAGCATTGACTTTTCTACTACCAGCAAAAGAGAAGTAATAATTCGTGTTATCAAACTCGATAGAACCATTGGCCACCGCAGTAGTATTGGAACCAGAGGTGAGGACTAGCCCAGCAGCAGTGGTGTTACCGGCGCTTGTAGTGATGTACTTGTTGCTTAAGGATTCAGTACCAGCTAGCGTAGCTAGAGTCCCAGCAACTGGCAATGTGACTGAAGTGTTAGCAGTGGCTGTTAAAGTAGTAGTAAACGCACCACTAGTAGTAAGATTCCCGCCGATAGTAATAGTTTTGCCAGTGTTTGCGATTCCAGTACCACCGTACTGCCCTGCTATAACATTACCATTCCACGTCGTGTTAGTCGACAATGTTTTATTCGTAAATGTTTCTGACCCAGCTAACGTGGATAAAGTGCCAGCCGTAGGCAACGTCACGCTGGTGGCTGCGACGGTCGTTAAAGTCACATCGAAAGCGCCAGATGTCGTTAAATTCCCACCTATAGTAATAGTCTTACCAGTATTCGCTACTCCAGTACCACCGTACTGCCCTGCTATAACATTACCATTCCACGTCGTGTTAGTCGACAATGTTTTATTAGTGAATGATTCTAGACCAGCTAGCGTCGCTAAAGTACCGGCAGTTGGGAGGGTAACTGATGTGGTTCCGGTGGCTGTTAAGGTACGGGCGAAAGCCCCAGCATGAGAGACGTTACCAGCCATAGTTAAAGTGAAACCAGTATTTGCTATTCCAGTGCCACCGTATTGGCCGGGAATAACATTACCATTCCAAGTAGTGTTAGTCGACAATGTCTTATTAGTGAATGATTCTACACCAGCTAAAGTCGCTAAAGTACCGGTAGTTGGTAAAGTGACTGATGTGGTTCCGGTGGCCGTAAAAGTCTGTGCGAAAGCTCCAGCGTGTGAAACGTTGCCAGCCATAGTTAAAGTGAAACCAGTGTTCGCTATCCCAGTTCCACCATATTGACCGGGAATCACATTACCATTCCAAGTCGTGTTGGTCGATAATGTCTTATTAGTGAATGATTCTATACCAGCTAGCGTCGCTAAGGTACCGGCAGTTGGGAGGGTAACTGAAGTATTAGCTGTAGCTGTTAAAGTCGTGGTAAAAGCGCCAGAAGTGGTTAGATTACCACCGATAGTTATTGTCTTGCCGGTGTTGGCTATCCCAGTTCCACCGTATTGCCCTGCTACTACAGTTCCGGTCCAAGTACCTGTCATCGCACTATCTAGGTAAGCATTAACTTTCCTAGCACCGGCCACCGAAAAATAAAAATTTGTATTATCGAATTCTATAGAACCATTCGCAACGGCAGTGGTGTTAGAACCAGAGGTTAAGACTAACCCAGCGACTGTAGTGTTACCAGCACCTGTGGTGATATACTTGTTACTTAAGGATTCAATACCAGCCAGTGTTGCTAACGTTCCGGTCGTTGGTAAGGTAACACTGGTATTAGCAGTAGAAGTAAAAGTAGTAGTGAAAGCCCCGGATGTCGTTAAATTCCCACCTATAGTAATAGTCTTACCAGTGTTAGCGACTCCAGTTCCACCATACTGCCCTGCAATGACATTACCGTTCCACGTCGTATTAGTTGAAAATGTCTTGTTAGTTAAAGTCTCAGACCCAGCTAGCGTTGATAAAGTACCAGCCGTAGGTAAGGTAACACTGGTATTAGCAGTAGAAGTAAAAGTAGTAGTGAAAGCCCCGGATGTCGTTAAATTCCCACCTATAGTGATAGTCTTGCCGGTGTTTGCTACCCCTGTTCCACCATATAGCCCTGCTATAACATTCCCATTCCAAGTCGTATTGGTTGATAGCGTTTTATTAGTGAATGATTCTACACCAGCTAGCGTCGCTATAGTACCAGCCGTAGGTAATGTGACTGACGTCGTTCCAGTAGCCGTAAAAGTCTGTGCAAAAGCCCCAGCATGACTGACGTTACCAGCCATCGTTAACGTAAAGCCGGTGTTCGCTATTCCCGTGCCGCCGTACTGGCCTGGGATGACGTTGCCATTCCAGGTTGTATTGGTCGACAATGTTTTATTGGTAAACGATTCAATGCCAGCCAAAGTCGACAAAGTACCGACGGTAGGTAACGTTATGCTGGTGTTTGCGGTTGATGTTAAAGTCGTGGTGAAAGCACCAGAGGTAGTAAGGTTTCCACCGATAGTGATCGTCTTCCCGGTGTTAGCAATCCCGGTGCCACCGTACTGACCCGCTACTACTGTCCCGCTCCAAGTCCCTGTAATATTACTATCAAGGTAAGCAACGGTCTTCCTAGCACCAGCCACCGAAAAGTAGAAATTAGTGTTATCGAACTCGATAGAACCATTCGCGACCGCAGTAGTATTAGTGCCTGATGTGAGTATTAATCCGGCGACAGTGGTATTTCCGGCACCTGTGGTAATATACTTGTTGCTTAACGTCTCAGTGCCAGCTAATGTGGCTAATGTACCGGTTGTTGGCAACGTTATGCTTGTATTGGCCGTGGAAGTTAGAGTAGTAGTGAAGGAACCCAAGGTCGTTAAATTACCGCCAATCGTGATTGTCCTGCCGGTATTCGCTACTCCAGTACCTCCATACTGCCCCGCGATGACATCGCCGTTCCAAGTAGTGTTGGTGGAAAATGTTTTATTAGTAAAAGTCTCTGAACCTGCAAGTGTCGCTAAAGTACCGGCTGTCGGTAATGTTATGCTAGTGCCTGCCGTGACTGTAATGGTAGTGTCGAAAGCACCAGAAGTCGTTAAGTTACCACCGATGGTGATAGTCTTTCCAGTATTGGCCACTCCAGTGCCGCCATACTGCCCTGCTATAACATTGCCATTCCAGGTAGTATCGGTTGACAAAGTCTTATTAGTTAATATCTCAGAACCGGCAATAGTCGCTAATGTACCGGTCGTTGGTAATGTGAGTGAAGTATTAGCAGTAGAAGTTAAAGTCGTGGTGAAAGCACCAGAGGTAGTGAGGTTACCACCAATTGTAATCGTTTTTCCGGTGTTCGCTATCCCTGTACCACCGTATTGTCCCAGCACAACATTACCATTGTAATCAACGTTGGTCGATAACGTCTTATTGGCTAAAGTTTCAGAACCAGCCAGAGTCGCTAAGGTACCAGTCGTCGGCAACGTTACTGAAGTGTTAGCGGTAACAGTGAGAATGGTATCAAAGGCACCACTGATGGTTAGCGCGGGCTTGCCAACCAGGTCGGTATAATTCCCAGATGTTGCCACGTTGGCTAGCGTGGGCTTGCCTGTGATATTAGCATAAGTGAAGTTAGACGATGGAAGCTTTGCGTCCAGAGCTGTTTGAAGCCCTGTGACGTTGGATATTTCGTGCGTGTGTCCTAAAACCGCAAACGTCGAGTTGGCACTGGTGATAGTCAAGTATGGTGTAAGGTTGGCCGATGTCAGCCCATCGGTAATGCCATATCCTGCTAGCGTGGTTGGCTTGCCAGTCAGGTTTGCAAACGTCAGGTTGGCGGACGTAAGGTAAGCCCCGACAGCCTGATAACGAGTGTCCATCATACTACGTGTAAGAATTGAATCGTCTGTTTCAGTATAGTTGCCGTTATAGAAAAGATCAAAACTGGTAGAAGTTAAAACCACATTGATGTTCTGGCTTGAAACTAAATCTTGAACAGTCCAGCTAGACTGATTTGTCCTAAGATTAAACGTCGATATATAAGTGTCGTCACTATATGACGATTCAACTCCCAATGCGTAGTCCCAAACTACAGAAGCTTCATTAACCCCTGAACTCGAAGCAACACCAAATGTGCCGCTACCTGTTACAGACTGAGCTATATTATTGTCTAACTGCACATACCTAGCATCTACCAGAGAAGTAATATCACTTTGAGTAAGTGTGGCAGCTACCAAGTTAACAAACTGATCAGAAGTCAGAGCAAGGGAAATAGTCTTATCGCCAGCAATAAAAGACACCTTATCATCGTTAGAACTGCTAGTCTTAACAGTGGTTCTCTGTAATAAGTTAACATTTATAAGAGTCCCGATACCAGTTTCCCAGTATCCGGTTCCTGTATCGACAATGCTATAATAACATGTGTCCCCAATAGCCATAACTGAAGAAAAAGTCTTAAACCCTGCTGGGTTGCCAATCAACACAGCATCACCAAACCCAATCACTGATGCGTTTTCTTTGACTCTATCGGTTGTAATCAGTGCCATCATACTCTCCAAATGTTAGATACTATATTTTTATTTATTATTCTTAGGAGCTTTAGTATAGAAATAGTCTCTTGGGGTGACAATCGGCTTACCCTGGCTTATAGGAATAGCTCCAAGCTGCAACGTATAAGCATCAATAACTCTAGAAGCCACAGTCTCAGGAAGCTCTTCCGGGCTCAGTGCCATAGGCATCAAAGTCATCTGACCACCCTTCTCAATAAAGCTCTTCTGGTAATCAATCATAGCGCTATCGCCGTACAGCATCGGGCCAGTCATGCTAGTGAAATCAATGCTGCCATTGGTAGGCATCATGTTGCCAGCATCAAGCACAAAACCATCGCTTGTACCAACAAGTGCTAAAGCTGTACTCATCACAAGGTCATCGAAGTTGCCAGCACCGTCTTCTGCCTCTGTCCTGCCGGTGTCTCTGCCAGACCTATCTCTTTTCCTGACGTAGATCTGCAGCTGTTTATACAATCTCTTGCTGTAGATCTTCCATGTTTCTTCTGGATTAGCTCGAATACAATCAGTCAAGTACTTGTTAAGAATAGCCTTACTGGCATTGCTTGTGTTATAACCGTAATGCGATACTTTTAGCGCTCGTTGCTTTCTTCTAGTACCGCTTTGGGGTACAGGTTTGTCATTTATGTCTTTTTTCCTCCAAAGCTTTGGGTAGTTCACATCATATCTAAGACTATCAATAACAATGTCTCCGCCGTTGTTACGTTCTACGACAGCCACAGCATTATTATAATAGCGTCCTATTCTGTCGACATATTTTACTAATTCTCTTGGTAGAACACGAGCCATGAATTCAGCTACTTGTTCTTGCTCCTCCAAGTCGAATACCTCTATTGCGCTATAGTCACGGCCTTTGCCTGTAGAAATATCGACACCCATAACGTAAGTGTGGGCGCCTTGGCCTGGGTCTACTATCTTGCCATTAATTCGTTTTTCTGGTAGAGCGATTACCGGTTTCTTAAAGATCCAGAGCCCCTGATCTGCGTCATCAAATTCGAAATCCTGCGCTTCGGATTGGCCTGTAACAGGGTGGATGTAAACCTGAGTGCCTTTAACTCGTGTCTCTGGGTCTCGGACAGTCGTCGATATAAGCGACAGGACTTCCTTATCTAAAACGGTATTGCCGCTACCAACAAAGGATGCGAGGATTTCCTGTTCGAATTTCCAGGCTTCACCTTCTGAGACAAGATTCTGATATTGGTGCTCTAACCATGGGGACCAATAGGGGCCATATTTCTTAATCTCATCTGAATTTTTACATGGGCGTATTCCGTCTATCGGACAGATCCTCACATCTTTTTTGCTTAACGGGTCAACATAATTTATGACCCAGTCCATATCCCACCAATTTATAACAATTGGGTTCCAACTATTTAGGCCAGCTTCCGCATCAACCCATGTATTCCAGTACCATCCGCCGATGCCAGCAGTAGTGCTGATTGCTATAACACTACCACCCATGTTTAATGTGGGAGCTGCTGACGCCCACATTTCATCCATGCCTTGGATGAACGCTGCTTCGTCTATGATGTTTAACGAGGAACTGTTTGAGCGCATAACGTCAGGGTGGCTTGTCAGACTGCTTATTCTCGACCCGTTTGGGAAGATCACTTCGTGTTCTGTTTGCTTTACCGGCTTCCAGTTCTCCTTCATCCATTCGGGTAAATGGTTAAAAGGGAACATAATCTGCTCTCGTAAAAAACCCATTGCATCTTCGTTCCGGCGAGAGACGATAAGAATGGTTTTATTATTTTGAAACATCGCGTACCATAACGCGAAACCACCAGCGATTTTTGAAGCGCCTACTTGCCTACATTTCTTGAAAATGTTAAATCTATTTGTTCTAAAGCATTTTAAAGCATGCTTTTGATAGTTGAAAACATTGAATGGAATTATACCAGCCATCGGGTGTTTGATCTTGCCAAAGTTTCTAAGAAACCATGAACATGATTTCTGGCACCGCTTGACAGCTTCTAACTGGTGTTTATCTAGTGCCATTCATTCCTCAATATTCGTCATCCATCGGATTTGCTAGAATGTCTTTAAGGTAATCGTCGCCTGTAGCAATGTTCAAATTATTATTATTAACGGTTAATGAACCTGCCTTTGTCGCAGCCAGCATCTTCGCATTTACTTCCATTATCTTGACAGCCATCATATTCACATTAGCTTTAGTTTCTAAAAGCTTAGTCAGATTATCCGTGTACCCACGTGAGGGGATTCGTCCGTTATCCCTGTCTTCTCGTATTTCGTCGAACATTAAGTTCACGACTTCTTGGATTTCTGCTCTGTCTTGCTTGCAGGCTGTCAGCACTTCTTCTGTTACGATGTCTAGTTTTGCATGATATTTTATGACGTCAACTGGCGGGCTCTGCGGCTCTGCCTTCAATATAATTGATTGCTCTGGAGCTTTTTTTTCTGACGCTTCTGGTATATTCAAAGCGTCATTGGGCTCGTCTGACTCATCATCAAGTTCTTGAAATAATGCGTCTAATTCTTCACTCATTTTCTTTTTTGCTGTCCGGCTCAGGGTTTTTGTCTAGCTCTTTTAAAATAGCATATGCGAAATTCGAATCGATTAATCGGTGCTCGATCAGATCGAGAATAATCTTTTTGTCTTTAATTAGCTCTGATATTTTTTTCGCTTTTTCAAAGTACAATGTGTCTGCTTTGGCTTCAGGCTCTTTTTTGTCTTCATGCATGGCTTGGATGGTCTTGGAACTATGTTTTCTGCCTAGCTTACCTCTACCGTGATTTTGTTTATTCTTTGGTTTTCGCTTTGGCTTGACCCGGCTATCAAAGGTCGGGGTACGCAATGGCTGGTGACCATCTCGGTCGATATGGGATTTGGTAGCGTTAACTTGTGTGCGCCGTCGTATTCTTTCTTGTACAGATGAAGCTATACTATCATTTATAAGGGCATCGAAATCCTCAGTGGTAACTGTCATATTTTCGATTTTGCTCAATATCTCTTCAAATATGTTCATTATCCAAAATCCTCATCATCAACGACATTCTTCCTTTTATCATATTTAAATTCACTATAAGTGCGGTTGAGAGGACTATCTGTAAATTCAAAGCTTCTCAATTTCACCATCTTGAGAAAATTGGTGACAATAGCCCTAGATAACCCAGATTCGTCTACCAATTTTCCTATTAGCCCGTCGTGGGGCCGATCATCAGTCATCACTATTTTTTCTAAAGCATCTAAGATACTCAAATGGTCTGCACTATATTGGGATAATTGTCTGGCTTCTTGTAAAAACCTATCAACGATATTATTATTGTTACGTTGCCTTGTTCCTAGGTGATTCATATAGTTATGGCCGTTCTTTCTGTCTCTACCTTCTTTTTTAATGTATGCCAATATAACTGTTCTCGAAATCTGGGACCACATATTGAAAACTTTACTCATGCCTCTGTAGATTATTGTCTCTGTACCCCCGAAGCATCCTTGTCTTGGTAAGATGTATGGATACGATTCTAATTTAGTGTTACAGTGCGGGCAGGTTGGATGATTTAATATTACTTGGTTTATCTTGATGATACCATATTCCCTAACATCTGGCATATAAAGAACTGAATCGGCTGGTCTATCTGGGTTAAAGCACGTGCGGCAGTGTGGTCTTGATCGGTATTTGTACAGGGTGCGTTCTAGTTGGCAATTATGGGTTATAATGCCATTGGCCGTAAAATTATGAACATCCTTGACCCTAATGTCGTAAGTCTCAGATTCACCGTATGAGATGTCTGACACTGGGAACCATCTAATCGTCCCGATCTCGATTCGGCGTTCGAGTAAGAACCTATCGGTAATGGCTAGGTCATCAACCAGCTTTATGAAAGTGTTGTCAGTCAGTCTTTTTTTCTTGATTATCAAATGCTTGTCGACCCCAATTATACTCAGAAGCTTTTTTGGCAGAACAGGGGAGGGGAGGTAGGCTCCGCAATAAACCTTCCTAATATACTCAATCATTTTTTGAGAGCTTACCATGTCCATATATTGAAATGGCTTACAGGATAGATTATCTTGCTTTTTTAGTTTATAATCAATTCTGAAGCCTATTTCGTCGTAAAATTTTCTCGAATCTCGTGTAGAAGCCTTTAACTGGTACGCTGTGCTGGCGATATGTGCCCATCCCTTAGGACCAATCACTTCTCCTCTGTCGACTATAGTAGTCTTAGTGAATATCCCAAAATTCAATAAGAGTATTCGAAGCTGTTCTATCAGAGTAGGCGAACCAGAACTGTATCCGATCTCACCATTATGCTCTGACGAGTGCCCATCGCCATCAAACATCCCTTGCAGTAAAGCCACTAATATTTTCTTACTACATCGAAACAGCCTATCTGGGATATGCTTATCTTTAAATGTCGTTCCTGGTGGAAGCCCGAGCTGTGTAAAAAGCTCTACCAATCTAATCCTATTGCACGTATTCCTGCCCTCACCTTCATATCTGAATGTTAGGCCGGCTGGATTAGCTGAAAGGAAATCTATGACCTGTTGATTAGTGTTATAAATTATAACTCTGTTTTTTTCGATAGAACCTTCTGATATAACTAGACCTATTATATAAGCTAAGTCTTCTGTGAACATGTCTGGCCACCAATCGAAGGTGGCTCTCTTAACAGGGCTATACTCCACATCATCTTCGTTGCCAAACACTTGCTGACCAGCCTGCACAGCAATCAGATCACCGATCTCTATTTTATCAGCGTTCTTAAAAAACGGACCATCGGGTCCCATCACATAAAGAGGATGATCTCCAGTCGCTTCAATATTATAATGTTGAGCCAGCTTAATCTTGTATGTTCTTGTTTTCGGTCTTCTAGCCCAGTATTCAGCTAGATGCAGGCCATCCTTCCCAAACACTTTTATACTAATATCACCTTCTTCAGGGTGGTTCGCCAACATTTCAATAGGCATTAAACCACGCTCGGTGAATATCATAGTGCCAGGGACAACACACCACGCTGTTTGTAATAGATCTCCGAATGCCGATTCTTCTTGACCAGGGTATATCGTGTGCAAGCCTTGTTTTCTTATTATCTGCCTTATTAGCTCTGCTGCGTGGCTCATTATGCTGTCACGCAACTCTATCCTTGTACAGCCTGTCCAGATATATTGGGTCAGATCCCATTCTACTTTTTCGTTTATAAAATATAACTTTCTAAGCGGGGGCTCAACTTTTGTTGAGGTATCTACTGGTGATTTTCCAACGGTTTCTGATGAGTTCTGTTCCATCCATTAATCCACCAGGTAAGACAATTTTGACGGGATAGCCAGCCTCAATGATCGTTTGCATCCTTGCTTTTGAGTGCTGATAGAGATATTTA